ACCTCTTATGATAAATGTTATGATGCATTCCTTAGTAATATAAATGATGCAGATATATTGTATCCATTTGAAGGAGAAACAGATGAAGAATTTGGAGATAGATTACACAATTTATTGTTTATGACATTTAAAAAAGCTATAGCTAAATTTAAATTTTCTAAGACTAATTTATCCAGAGATGATTCAACAGAAATGTTTGATAATGAACTTAGAGATGCTGAGATTGATATAATTGGTTTATTAATGTTAAGAGAATATTATAGAAAACAGTTAAATTTTTTAGCTTCTTTGAAACATTCTTTTTCAGATAAGAACTGGAAGAGTCATGATAAATCTAATCAGATGAATCAATATAGACAAATATTAAAAGAGACTAATGATGAAATACGTTTATTAATAATTGATAATTCTTATACTTCACCCTCTGGAGAATTAGAAGGATGGTGGGATGAATAATGAAAGATATATGTATTAATATGGAAAAATTACCTATTCAAACGAAAGATTATATTCAAGTATGTGATAACTTAAAAAAAAGAATATGTAAAATATTATATTTGAGAGAAGATGTTTTAAACAAGCAGATATCTCGGTCTGATTTAATAAATTATATAAATGCTTTAGTTTGGGACATATATGGGTGTTATATTACATTTGATAATTATAAATTCTTAAATTGTATTTGTGAATTAGAAGGTATAAAAAACAATTTAGAAGATGAATTTGTAAGAAAAAAGACACTAGATTTAGCTAACTTTATAAGCAATATTCCAAAGGAGAGTTGATAATATGAATTTAGATATTTCTAAATATAGAAAAAACTCTGCTTTTTATAAATATGGAGCAAGTGAATCTTATGAAAGACAAATGGTTATATCACAAGCAATTGATGAATTTGAATTATATCAACAGTATGCTCCAAATACGCATAAAATGTATATAAACGGAAGTTTAACTCCAATATTAGGTACTATTCAAGACGTATCTGACTTAGAAGTAAGAGCAGATACTAAATGGTTATTAACATCATTGAAGAATAAAGTAAATAGTGGCGATATAATTTTATGGGATGGTATAAAATGGATTTGTATATATGATAAAGAGCAACCTACTCAGAATTGTTATACTGTTAAAATACAACCATGTAATTACGCTATTAAAATACCATATTTAAACGAAGAGAATATCCCAAGTTTATATACTTCTGATAGTATTATAATGACTTATTTGACAGACACAAAAGATTTTAAACAACCATTCCCAACAGAAGTAGGTACGACTTTTGCTACTGTTCAATTTAATGAAATTAATAATATAATACAAAGAAAATCTAGGATATGGTTATACGATAGTCCATTTGAAGTTACAGGAGTAGATTTTACAAATATAAACTTTTATACAAATAAAGGATTTTTAAAATGGACACTTAGACCAGATACCCAAAGTGATGATTATGATAATAAATTACTTGGTGTTTGTGACTATTATAGAATTTTTAATAAATCAGTAGTAACTCCAATAGACAATAATGATGCAAATATAGTTTTGACAGCTAATAAAAAATCATTAGGACTATATGATTTTGCTACAGCAACAATTGTTACTAATCCAATCAATGAAAGTATAAAGGTTGAGTTTGAAGGAGATACAAAGGGATGTTTGTTATCTGATGTTACTAATAATGGATTTACAATAAAATCTGGTTCTAAAATCGGAATAGTATATATCAAATGTTCTTTGGTAAGTAATCCATCTCAATTTTCTAAATTAAGATTTACTATATCTGGGTAGGAGGGATATGGATGGTTACAAAAAAGAATATGCAAGAAATCTTTGATATGTTAATTGAGGATGAATCATTTTGTAGATTTTTGGCTTATGGTAAGAATCCTTTAGATGAATCAAAAGATAATATTGTGGGAAGTCCTTCTCACGAAGAGTTAATGAAAAAAATAATAAATTTCGCTCCTCAAATAGATACAATAGAAGCAAAAGAAAGAGTACGAGTGTGTCTATATAAATCATATACTAAATTTAAAATATATGAACCAGCAATAAGAGATGAATTAATTCAGATTGACATATATTGTCCTCATGAATTAGTAAAAGAAGATATGCGACCGTATGATATTGAAAATATAATAGTTACTTTACTAGAGGGTAAGGTAATAACTGGTATAGGTTCATTGTTGTATGTTGATGGTTCATTTGTTCCATTACCTTCTGTCAGTGGTTATGCTCAATATAAAATGATTTTCTCTATGCAACAAGGTAGAGCAACACAAGGAATGGGTTTACGTGGATAATATACCTCAATTATATATATTAAGTAAACCAATAGAGACAGAATTAGGGAATATTCATTTTTTTAAAGTCAGTGATTATGATATTTTGTTAAAATATGTACCTTATATAGAATTAAGTAAATCTGAATTAGTTAATAAAGTATTTAGTATTGATAAGGATTTAGGTAAATTAGCTAAAGAACTTCAAATGATAGAACTCATAAATATGTTCAAAGACTTATATAACAAATATCAAGAATTATTTTTATTTTGTTTTAAAAAAGATGTTTTTTATAAAATAGATAATGATAATACTTTTGAATATTATATAGATTTAATAAGAAAAATGAATTTAATTGAGCATGAAGAAAAGAATCCTAATCCAGAAATTCAATATTTTAATGATTTAAAAAAATTATATGATAAGAAGAAGAGTAATGGAGATATAACTTTCGAGTCAATATATACATCGGTAGCTAAAGAATGTGGTAATCCCGATGATATGTCGATATATAAAATGTATGCCTTGTTTAATAGAATCTGTCAATTCCAAAACCATCAAACAACTGTATTATATAGTTCTGTATCTGGAGGAGATAAAGTTTCTATAGACCCTTGGTATAAACATGTGGATTTAACAAAAAAAGAAAGAGAAACAATGACATTAGACCAATTTGAAAACAAGGTAAAAAATATGATGGAAAACTAATTAAAGGAGAGATAAGAATGAATAATATTCACGTTCAAGACGTATGTGAGGTTTATTTAAAAGACCTTTCAGACCCAACCAAAGTATTCTTCTTTGGTATCACAATAAGTAATGAAGTAACTGCACAAATACAGCAAGAAGTTTTACGTGGCGGTATAAGTAATGTGGTATATGGCGTTGCTCAAAGCAATAAAGAAATGAGTTTTAACGTTAAGACATTGTTCCATAATGATGACCTATATTCTATCCAAATGGGAAGTAATTTTTCTAGTGGAAGTACTATAATTCAAAAGTCTGAACAAGGCACTGTTAGTGCTGGTAAAGTTACAATAACAGGAACACCACAAGGAACTGCTTGTGTGGTAATTGATGGCTTAGGTAAACAATATGTGGGAACTTATGCAACAGGGCAAGTTACTATAACTACTCCACCATCAGATGGTACTGTAGTAACAGTAGTATATCCTTCAACTGTAACAGCACAGATATTAGATTTAAACAGTAAAACATTCCCAAAAAATTACTATGTAGAATTACACACAATAGCTTGGGATATAGACAAAAATACTGTAGTAGCTGATATTTATTGGGTATTTGAAAAAGCAATGCCAAACGGTGGATTAACCGCTTCATACGAAGCTGGCAAAGGTAACGGCGACGATATTACATTTACAGCACAATGTAAAGTAGGTTCTAGTTCATTTGGTAAATATTTAACAGTAGCTAGGGCATAATAAATAGGGGTTTATCCCCTATTTTATTTTTAAAGGAGGAAAGGTTATGAAGTTAAGTCAATACAAATCAATTAATGTAGTTAGAAAATTGCAGTACGTAAATGGTGAAGCGATTATAAAAAACATCGTTGATTTTAATGGAGAAATAGGATTTTATGCTACAGACATAGACAGATTGACAAAGATTAATGAGGAAATAATTCAAAAAATAGAAAAAATATCAAATGACGAAATTACTTATAAATTTATACCGTATTTATGTGATGTGGAATGTGACATAAGTTTTGAGGAATTTACAGAAATGCTTGAACATCCAACCCAACAATTCATAGATTTTATGACATTAATAGCTAAATCTATGAATGATATATTTGAGATGTTGGATTCTATAGCCAACATGTCAGAAACCACTGAGAATGTACAAGTTACAGTTAATAGAATACAGGAGAATATACCAGAAACAATTATATCTGAGGAAGAACAGCTTGATGAATTATATAGTGCGTTAAGTAAAACTTCTGACAAAGATATTAGAAAGTCTTTAATACGTCAAATTACAGAATTAGAAAATAAAGAAAAGTGATGATTTATGGCGAAACAAATATTGTCTTACGATATAGACAAGGAAATTAGCGAAGAATTTAATAATTATTTATACAAAATTGCAGACCAAATACAAGAAATAATGATAAGAGCAATTATCCTATCTGTATATCGAAGATATAATCCTGTAGAATATAAAAGAACGTATGCATTAGCACAATGTGTATCCGTAAAAGTTGATACAACAAGGAATGTGTTATTAGCATATATAGACGAAGATAAACTTGATTATTTTTCTGCGGTAGATGGTAGAGCGGTCACACCATTAATTCCTTATATCATAGAAGAAGGACATAATGATGACTATCCATATGTTTTTAATATGTATCATCATTATCCTGCTAGACGTTATTTAGAAATGGCTAGAGATATGATATTGACACAACTTGGTATAGATGTGGAAATAGTAAAGAACCCACCCCAATATGTGTAGTTTAAGGAGTGTTTAGGTAATGAGCGAGAATGAAAATGTTGTATATGAAAAAATCGCAAATGTAGGTGCTAGAATAGATAGGGTTGAAGAATCAATGGATAAAATAAACCAAAGAATGGATGAATTTGATAAAAAAACAGGTGCGTTAGAACATGAACTATCTAATAGACTTACCAAGATGGAAACTAAATTTGATTTCTTTTTAGATATAACTTCTAATAAATTAGATAATTTAGATAAAAAAATGGATAAGTTTATGATAGATGCAAATCAAACAAAGGTTCAAACACCACCCCCATCCCAAGCGGATACTTTTAAAGAGTGGGGTTTTAAAAAAGGTATGCAAATTCTTGATACCGCTATTTATGGTGGAGTATTATATGCAATAGCAAAAGGATTAAAATTATTTTAAAAAAGAAGGTAGGGATAATATGAAAATAGGATGGAGATATGGACATTTAAAAAATGTAGACCAATCTGCTAATGGAATATTATTAGAATATGAATTTAATAGATTTTATGGTGCTAGAGTAGTTGAATATTTACAGAAGGATGGAAATGAATTAATTGATTGTACCCCTCCAGAATCAACTGCTACAATGGCAGATAGTTTAAATTATGGAATAAAGAAAGCCAATGATAATAAAGTAGATTATTTTGTAAGTTTTCATGGTAACTGTTTTAATGGAGAAGCTAATGGTTCAGAAGTTATATGTGGTTCTCAAGCAGGAATAGATATAGGAAATAGAATTACAAGTAATTTAGAAAAATTAGGATTTGTTAATCGTGGAGCAAAAATGGATACTAGAGGATTAGCTGAAATAAAGAAAACAAATATGACGGCTAATATTATAGAACCATTATTTGTAGATAGCAGAAAAGATATTGATTTATTAGATGCTGTAGGAGTAGATTTATTTGCTAGAGCGATAGCAGAAGGTATTGTTGGACATGTTATAAATGTAGTAGAACCAACTCCAGAACCAGAACCAATTCCAGAAGATAATTCTGTGTTGGATGCTCAACGTAAATTAAATAAATTAAAATTTTACGGAGCGAATGGATTAAGACTTGATGAAGATGGAATCATGGGAGCGAACACTATGTTTGCAATAAGAGAGTTTCAATATATAACTGGGTTAAGTATTGACGGTGTTCTAGGTGAGACAACAAAAGGAGCAATAAATCATATCCTTAATGATAGACCAATGGTATCTATAACAATTAATAATAATGAGGTTATTGCTATAAGATATTTACAATGGAGATTAGGAATAATTTTTGATGGTATATTTGGTAATGGTACAAGGAATGCAGTTATTGGATTCCAATCCAGAAACGGATTATATCAAGATGGAATTGTTGGTAATGATACATGGAAAGTATTATTAGATTAGGAGGGTTATTATGGAAACCTCAAAAAAATTAACTTGGGTAATGACTATATTCTTTATTTTTGCTGTTATAGGAATAGGATTAACAGATGCTTTATTAAAAACTAATTTATCATATTTATTAGATTATATTATGCCATTAGAAACAACTGTTATGGTAGCATATTTTGGTAAAAGCGGTGTTGAAAATTTCCAAAAAATAAAGAGTTCTGACAGTACGAGTATTGACCAAACTAAATAATGTGAGGTGAAAATACATGGATTTAACTATAATATATGTGTTATTAATAATTATCATAGTTATTGGTTTAAGTTGGTTAAGTAAATATTTAAAGGATAATGATATAGTAGATAGCGAAGATTTACTATTTGCTATGACGATACTAGATTTATCAATGAAAATAATAGATGAATTAAATCTTAAAGACGAAGATAAAATAAAGGATATTGCTGAGATAGTTAAGGAATCTGTAGATTATATTAATAAGAGTATGAGTGAGGAAGCAGATAAAGAAGTTTGGGCAATAGATTATGCATATAAATTATGTGAAGAAATGGATATAGAATTAACTGATAACAGAAAAGAAATAATTATACAGTTAATTGGATTACAGCTTAAAAAATAACAAACGAGGATATTACAAACAAACTTGTGATATCCTCTTATTTTTTTTGTTAGGTTGATAAAATTTGAATTTTATAAAAATTTAAATCATCGAACATATACGAAAAACGAAGAAAAACGAAGGAAAACGGAGATTATAAAAGCAGAAAGGGTGATGAAAGGTGTTAGGAGTAAAAGTTGGTCTGGAGTCGAAAAGTGTCGCTCAAGTTAAATCGGAATTTATAAAATTATTAGATTCATTACAAGAAAGAGCAAATAAATCAGTAATTAAAGTCGATGTAGACTTAAAAAATATGAGAAATGTTAATGCTGTTTTAAATGAAACAGTTAGTGGATTAAAAAAACTTAGTACTCAAACTAAAGATAGTATTAAAACCACTAACCAATTATCAAGTGCATATAATAATTTTGCTAAGACTCAAAAGGCAATTAACCAAACATCTACTACACGTGCTAAAGTTGATGTGGGTATTCCTCAATTAACAGAATGGTTTTTAATTAGACGAGGTATTCAACAAGTTATAGACCAAATAGCAAATGGATTTAAATTTATAAATGATTTTAATAAATCTTTAACAGAAATAAGTATTGTTACTGGTAAAAATCAAGCATCTATAAATGCTTTAGGTTTAGAATATAATAAATTAGCAAAAGAAATGTCTGTAACTACTCAAGAAATAGCAAAAGCATCTGTTGAATTTTATAGACAAGGTCTTGCTCAAGATGAAGTTAATAAAAGATTAGTATCTACAACTCAATATTCTAAAGTAGCAAATTTACAATTTGAACAGTCTGCTGAAATATTAACTTCAACGGTAAACTCAATGGAATTAGATATTAATCGTGTAACTGATGTATTTACATTCTTAGGAGATGCTACAGCTACAGGTGCAGATGAAATAGGTATTGCATTCCAAAAAGTTGGAGGTAGTGCATCTGCATTAGAAGTTCAATTTGAAAAAGTTGCATCATGGATTGCTACATTATCATCTAAAACACGTGAAGGTAGTGAAGCTATTGGTAACTCAATAAAATCATTAATGTCAAGATTTCAACAATTACGTGAACGTGGTTTTGCAGAAGAGGACGGAACAAAAGTTAACCAAGTTGCTAAAGCATTAAATGAAGTAGGAATACAGGCTATGGATGCTACTGGCAATTTTAGAAACTTTGGAGATGTTATGGATGAACTTGGATTAAAATGGGATTCTTTAGACGGAAGAGAAAAATCTTATATATCTACCACTGTTGCAGGAGCATATCAACAAAATAGATTCTTGAACTTAATGGAGAACTATAGAGAGTCTTTAGATTTATATTCTCAATCATTAGATAGTGCAGGAACAACTCAAAATAAATTTAATATATGGTTAGATTCTACAGAAGCACATATTAATAAATTACGTGCTACAACAGAAGGATTATGGCTAAAGGTATTTAATAGTGATGTTATAAAATCATTTATTGATACATTAAATGTATTAGTTGGTGGAATAGATAGCGTAGTTACTAAATTTGGAGGACTTCCAACATTATTTGCAACGATTGGTGTTACATTCGGAGCATTAAAAAAGAATTGGTCTTTGTTCGGTGTAGAAATAACTAAGACAAATACAGCAATGTCAGATGGAAGTATAGTTACACAAAAATATGCTGGGTTCACAGGTATATTAGGTAATTCCTTAAATAAATTAATTGATAAAGAAATAAAATGGTATAATCAACAAAATATTGGCAATGAAGTATCTAGAAGTAGCTTATCTTTATTTGACCAATTAAAATTTGCGTATAATGGAGTTGCTAGTGGAATATTAAATATGTCAGCTAAACAAGGTATTGCAATATTAACTACTGGTGCTTTAAAGGTAGCTTCTATTGCTTTAAATACTGCATTAACAATGGGTATTGGTTTACTTGTTGGAGCAGGAATACAAGCATTAGTAAATTATATAAATAAAACAAAAGAGTTAAAAACACAAGTTGATAATTTAACTCAAACAACTCAATCCAATATGCAAAATAATAATTCTAATATACGAACTTTGACAGCCTTAGAAGAAACTTATAATAAGCTTACTCTTCAAACTAGTTTGACTAAAGACGAACAACAGGAATTAGTAGATATACAAAATCAAATTGCTTCTATTGCTCCAGATGTTGTTAGTGGATATGATGCTCAAGGTAATGCTGTTATTAGATTAAAAGACGGAGTTAAAGGATTAGTTGAAGAATTAAAAAAGAAAAACAAAGAAGAACAAGATAGTCTCGTAAGTGGATATGGCGATGCTAGTAAAGTATATAATAAAGAAACAGGTAAAGCACAAACTAAATTAGATAAATCAAATGAACAAAAACAATTTTTACTAGACCAAATAAAAACAAGCGAAGAATTAATGAGTAATTATGAAAAACTAGGTCAAGCTAGTTATGTAGATAAATACAAAACTGTAATAGCTGATTATGGCAGACAATTAAAAGAGGTAAATGGTGATATAGTTGAGCAAGAAGCTATTATTAGGTCAGCTACAGCAACAATGCAACCATTTAAAAATGCTTTTTTAAGTGTAGCAGATGGATATGATTTATTAAGTGAAAAGCAAAAGAAAATAGCTTTTGAACTTACTTCTGCATTAGACCCTAAGAAATATTCCCCAGAATCATTTCAAGAAATTGTTACTTTTGTAAGTGATAAAAAATTTACAGATACATTAAAACAATTAGAGTCTTTAAATGTAACGAAAGGAACTATCTCTGCAAAAGAATTTAATGAGGAAATAATTAAATTATATAATGAATTAAGTAATCTTACTAGCGGTAAAATATCTGCTGATGCTTTGATGAATATGTTTAATATAAAACCAATTGAGTTAGCAACAGCTTCTATGAGAACTTTTGAAAAGATTCAAGAAGATGTAATTAATACGATGATTGAAGTAGGTAATCAACTTAAAGACGTAAATACATTATTGCTTAATCATAAGGAAAATGGTGAGTGGGATTATGCTACTATTTCAAAATTAGCAGAAGTATATCCAGAACTTTTAAATGCTATGGGTGACGAAGAAAAATTAACTCAAGCATTAATTAATATAAAAGAAAAACTTGTTGGTTCTACAGATACTCAAATAAATGCAGAAATAGAAGCGGTAAAAGCACAATTAGATGCTTATGGTATTAATGTAGATGGATTCAAAACAGCAGAAGAAGCAAAAACAGAAATTGCTAAAGAAGGAGCAATAAACAGATTAAAAATATATGAGCAAGAACAAAAGGCTATTGAAGAAACAATTAAAACATTAAACCCAGAATTAGCAGAAGACCAAACAAGGTACTCTCGACTAATGAAAAATCATAGTGTTTATGGTGCTAATATAGAAAGTATAAATAGTGCTATAAATAAGTGGGCAAGTTTAGATGATTTAAAAGCAAGAGCATCCAGTATTTCTTCTAGTATTGGTAATTCTACTAATAAATCTAGTAAAAGTGAAACCACTATTTATGAAAGTAAACTAGATGGAGCAGATGAATTTTTAGCAGTTCTTGAAGATATAAATTTTGCTTTTTCAAAACAAGACAGTGTAATAAAAGAAATTGATGATAAAATAAAATTGTATAAAGCTATAGGTACTAATGATGCTATGACTAAGTCGATAGAAGAACAAAATAATTTATATTCAGAACAAGCTAATCAAATCAGTTTGTTAAGTGGTGGATTAAACACCATGAATCAACAAAAGGATACTATCGCCCAAGCATTTAAATTAAATTTTAGTTCTATGGTAGGAGCAGATTTAAATAATTGGTCAAAATCTGATTTTACAAATATGTTCCAAGAATTATTCCCAACAATGACCACTACAGACAAAAATAAAGCAGATGAATATAATCAAAGTAAACAGTTATTTAATAGATTAACAGATGATTGGTTCAAATATTTGGATGCCATAGAAAGTACAAAAAATAGTATTAGCGAAGTTCAAACAGATATGTTAACTACTATGAGTGAGAGATACGATATATACTTTAAAACAGTAGACCAATTATTTAAGAATCATAAAAATAACATTGGAGTTCTTGAAAATGAATTAAAAGCATTGGATGACACAGACTTTGATGGTAGAGAAGCTAAAATAAAACAAATTATCGGAGAAACAGAAAAATATAAATCTTCTATTACGGATATTATATCTCAATTAAAAGAGAAACAATCAACACTAGAAAGTGGAAGTCATGAATGGGGTATTATAAACGAGGAAGTTGAAAAGAACGAATCTTTATTAGCTGATGTTAATTCTCAAATTAAAGATACTACAAAAGAATTAAAAGAAAACACCATTAAGGAATATGATGATTATTTTGATAAAATAAGTAAAAATATAGATAATATAAAAAATAAACTTAGTGGAATTAATAAAGATAGACAACTTTTAGATGATTCAGATTATGATTCTCAGTTAGAGTTAATTAATGAATTAGTTGATGAAACAGCAGTATATAAAAATACTATTGAATTATCACTGAACGAATTAAAAGGTAAACAGTCTCTTTTAAAAGTAAACAGTGATGAATGGATTAAAATAAATGACGAAGTATTAAAATACGAGGATTTATTGAAAGATGCTAAAATAGAATTAAAGGATGCTAAAGATTTAACTAAGGAATTAAGAGAAGAACAATCTAATACGGTAATGGATATGCAGGATAAAATAGTGGATGCTTTAAGAAAACAATATGAAACAGCTAAAGATGCTGAACTTGAAGCTATACAAAATAATTCTGATAAAAAAATAGAAATTAAAGAAACCGAAATAGATAGACTCAAAGCTGAACTTGAAGCTATGAAAGATGATACTCAAGGTAAAAAAGATACTCTTGCAAAGTTACAAAAGGAATTAGCTTTATGGAAAGAAGATACGGATAGTCCATATGCTAAAAAAAGAGTACTAGAATTAGAACAACAAATTAAAGAAAAACAAAAAGAATTAGCTATTGATGTTAAAGAAAATGAAATTAAACAAGCGGAAGATGCATTAGATGCTATTCGTGAGAAAGCAGAAGATGAAAAAGAAATTATTGAGAAAAAATATAAATATTTACTTGATGAACAAAGATTGTATTCTCAAGCAACATTTATGATGACCAATAATTCTCAAGAACAAATCTTATCATTATTATTATCTCAAAACACCAAATACCAAACTATGGGAACTACATTAGGAAAATCATTCTCAGATGCTATGTTAGCTGAAATCAATAAAGTAAAAAATGCTTTAACAGCATTAGCTGGAATGACTTATAGTGGGTTAGTTGATAATGCAACTACTGGATTAAGTGGTGGAGGACGAGGTCTTAATGGTTCTTCAACAACACAAAGTAGTTCTTCAAGTAATAGTTCTTCTAGTGGCGGAAGTGTAATTGTCCCTCCAAGTGGAGTTGTTATACCATCCACGTATCAACAGTTGAAAAACTTAGATTCTGTATTTGGTAACGGACAAAGATTTAAGAGCGGTGGAGAAACAGGAGAATGGGGAAGTTGGGGTAAATTAGCTATATTAGATGAAAAAGAAAGAGTTTTAGATGCAAGTCAAACAAAAGCTTTTAATCATTTAGTTTACAATATATTACCTTATTTTAATAACACATCAACATTAGGATTAAATAAACAACAAGCAATGAACACCTTTAATGCTCCAGTAATTCAAAATGATATTACTATAACAAATAATACACCTTTTGATGTAAGTAATAATATTGATAATCTTAACAAGGCAATAAAGGAAGAGTTAAAAATAGGTGGATATAAAATAGCATTATAAGGAAGAAGGGGTTAATTTGAATCAAATATTAGATATAGATTATACTGATTTTTATTATAATGGATATTGGTTATCTGATTTTGATGGTATGGCTATTGGGAGAACAGGGCAACCCCCTTTCTCCTTATTACCAACCCTTGAAATAGAAAGTGATAAAATAATGGGTAATGATGGTGAATTTGTATATAATTCATTTTATAATCCAAGAACATTCACTGTACCAGTAACATTTAATGATATTAGTAAATTGAGACAAATAGCTGGTTGGTTACATAGTAAAAAACCAACTGATTTTTATTATAAAAATGATGATATAAAAATATCAGTATTAAAAGAAGGTTTAATAGAAATAACACCATATACATTGCAAGGAATAACAGAGTTAAAATTTATAGCACATGACCCGTTTTTCTATGCTATAAACGATACTATTTATTTGATAAATAAAACAGGATATATTAAGACAACCGTAGATTTACCAGTAATTTCAAATACAATATATTCCGATAAAATACTTATTAGAAATTTTCTTGGAAGTAATATTAATATATTAAATGAAGGTAATATAGAAAGTTATCCTATTTATGTTATTATTGGTACAGGTAATGTAAGTTGTTCTATAAACAATATATCATTTAATCTTGCATTAAATTCGGGTGGAGATAAAGTATTCGTAGATACAAAGTATTTAACAGTATATGATAGCCAATATAATAGATTAAATAGTTTTGATGGTAATTTCCCTTTATTAAAAAGTGGTATGAACACAATATCTACAAGTGGAAATATTCAATCGTTGCAAGTAAAATGTAGGTCAAGATGGATATAATGAGGTGAGTATAAATGGAATTAATAAAAAATATTGTTATAGATATAGATGGTGGTACTCTTACTAAAATAATTGCAAAACAAAGTGATGATAAAAGTAGAGTGTTACAATTTTCAATTGTAAATAGTGGCATACCAATTAATTTATCTGGACATACTGTTAAAATATATGCAAGTAAACCAGATGGATATCCTGTATTTAATAATGCAACAATATTAGATGCTGTTAATGGTGTAATATCTATAGTGTTGACTAATCAGATTTTAGCTGTAAGTGGAGATGTTCAATGTGAATTAGTTATTTTAAATAATAATAATACCGTTATTTTATCTACTAAAATATTTGTATTGAGTGTTTTACCATGTGTTAGAAATGACCAAGCAATAGAATCATCTAGTGAATTTACAGCTTTACAGAAAGCATTAGAAGATGCAGACTTTTTAATTCAAAAAGTAGAGTTAATTGATGATGAAGTTGATGTTATAATATCTGAAATGAACGACAAATTAGATTTAGCAAATGAACAAATTGATAATATGATTTCAAGATATGAAAGTGTAACGTATATATATGTTGCTACTACTGCTCCATCTACTGGTGTATTAAGTGGTCACTTTTGGTATAAATTAATTTAAGGAGGAAAGGTTATGGCAAATTATAATTTTCAAATAACTCAAAGAAATTCAACAAATACAGCTTGGGATAATATGTATCCTGCAACAAAAGCAGAAATTGTAAATACTGCGGATGGTGTTACATTAGAATCTCTTTTGGGTAAAACAGATAAACAAACAGCTACAATAGCTAGAGGTATTAATAGTTTAACTGTGCCACAAGCAAGTACTGCTAGTGTTGGCATAACTGGTAGAAATACAATAAATTTATTAGGTATAGCTGGTAATTGTGAAACTTTAAGCAATTTTTATAGAGCTTCGGGTACTGGATTGATAAGTTTAGATTCTACTAATAAATTATTTGGAAATAACAGTGTTAAAATGACTGTCGAATCTGGTGGTAATGTCGTATACGCAATAAATAACTATAACATGGTACAAGCTGATAAATATTATTGTCTCAGTGCCTATTTTAAAAATGTTAGTGCGGTTGAATGTTTTGTGGTTATGAATGGTATTACTGGTAGTAATGCAAATGATATATCATCGTTTAAGAGAAGTATTTTGAAAATATCTCCAGCACAGATAGAAGTACCGCTAGATAATAGTAAAAATAGATTTAGAATATGGATAAATGGTTCTAATGGAACTTATGCATATGTTGATGGAGCTATGCTTATAGAAATAACTCAAGCAGAATATAATGACCCAAACTATGTACCACCAGAATATGTAGATAGTTTTCAACCAGTAAGAAATCCTTATATTGTTAGACGAGGTAAAAATTTAGTAAGAAACGGTAACGGCGAAGAAGGAATTAGTTGGTGGAGTTTGAGTTATGGTGCAGTTAATCCAAGATTTGAGAATGGGTATTTTGTAGTTGAAGATGACTCTACTCTATATAATCGAGGGTACAATCAAGTAGTTCCTGCAAAACCAAATACTCAATACACATTTTCTGTAATTGGAAAGCGTATTACTTCAAATGCTAGAGTTCAAATATATGAAGTAGACGAAGATAATCTAAGTTCATCTGGAATCCTACTCGGTAATACAGTGCTTACAAATACTGTGGATACAAAACTGTCTGTAACAGGAACTACCAGTGCTAATGCAAAGAGGATACGTGTTGCAATTATATCCGGTTTTACTGTAGCTGATGTTGGTATAGCATACTGTAAAGAAGCTATGCTTGTTGAAGGTTCATCAACTCCCAGTATATACGAACCATATAATGAAGATTATTTATTCTTTGAAACTGATTTATATGATGGAGAAAACTTACAAGAGGTTGATGGTAAATATATTAGATATAAAAAATGGAATAAAATTACTTTAGATAATAAATTTACTACAACAATAAGTTCGTTTACACCAGTTAGGAAAAATATTAGAATATCTGATTGTCTATATAATGTAAATACTGTTATAAATGGAGCATTAGTATTAAATTGTATTAAGTATGATGGTAAAATATTAAAACTAGATACTTTAACAGATATAGACCAATTTACAACCGATAGACCAAATGGAATAGTATGGTTATCTGTTTCAAATAATGAAACTGGATGGGGAGAAAGTTATACTCCAACATCTGATGAAATTAATGCTTATTTATTGGGTTGGGTAATGAGTGATGCAAATGGTAATCATTATTCTGGTGGACAAAAATTTTGGACGAGAATATATTGTGGTATAGGTACTAGTACAGCATCAACAAGTTTCGGTATGAAAGTAATTGGAGCATATACAAACACTTGTCCTACAGTAATGAATGACCAAGGATATACTCCATATGAAATGCATTATCAATTAGCAAATCCAATAACAGAAGAAGTCAAAACAGAAGGTTCTTTGTCTTTAGTTGAGGGAATTAATAATTTTGAAGTCGGAGAAGGAATTATAATTAGGGAGAATATAAGAGAATTTGGTTCATGGAGTAATGGTATATATCTTGGAGATACAAGCACAACAGAACCTCAATTCAAATATAATCCTTATAAAATATTGAATTTATATAAAAACAATTATGAAGATATTGGGAAATGGTATAGTTATTATAGTCCTACCAATATCCAAGGTTTAGATAAACTCACTACAACTAAAAATAATTATGATTCTAATGCGGTTTATACTACTACTTATATAATGATAGATAAATATAAATTCTCTTCATCTATTCCAAATATTACTTTATATTATAATAATACTTTAAGACAAGCAACAAATGTCTTATTAGATAAAGCAACAGATATATTAAATGAATCAAATATAAATAAATTAGCTATATATAATTCTGAATATATGGAGAATTTTAAATCAGATTCTATGAAAGGTACTATAGTAATACCTACATTAGATAGTAATGGTAATGTTACTAAAATCGACCATAAAAGAGTGAGTGATGGAGCTATTTTAAGAACAGATATATTTGATTATAGTATACTTAACCAAATAATAGAAACAAGAAAAGATGCTTTAATAAATAAAACAGTAATAAAATATACGTATCATTTAGATACGTTACAAACGGAGGTTTTATAATATGGATATAATGACTTATAATAAGATAAATGAAGTCGCTCAAAATATCAATGGTGGGAATGTTTTTAAGACATATCCCACTTATTCATTTAATCCACCTGTAGTTGGACAACCTTGTGCCTTATATCAAGATGGTATCATTGCTAGTGCGCAAGTTCGTCCGATGGGAAGATATGCTAGATTAGCTAATGCTATAAGTAATTATGCTACATTTAATTCAAGTATTACTCCAACATGGCATCCAAGAATGAATGAATATAATATGGATAGGGTTAGTACAGGTAAATATATACACAGATATTTTCGAGAGGGTACAATGTTTTGTAAAATAGTTACAGATAACGGTAATTCAATCACACAAGGAACAGAATTAAATTTAGGTTTATCCAGAAATAATGTATTATTTGGAGATAATGATTATATGATTTATAGTAAATTATTGAGTAGTTCTGTATATGTTATATTTTATAAAGGTATTAGTACTCAAAATGGCACTATTCGGGCATTGGTTATAACAATATCTGGAACAACTTGTACTTTAGCAAATACGTATGATATTGTTGTTACACAATCATCTGCATCAAAAGATACATTTGATATAGAATGTAATGCAGATAACACTAAAATAATTTGTGTATATAATAAATCTACCGCATATAACACTTATGCAATTGTAATTACAGTAAGTGGTTCTACTTTTTCATTGGGTACGGAGGTATTAGTCCATACTAAAGTTACGTATAATGATATATATCCTTCAATTATAAAATTAAATTCAACATTATTTGTTATAGGATGTCAACAAGATAATAATCCAAGAAATAGATATTTTATACCAGTTGCTATAAATGGAACATCTCTTACTTTAAATACTGCATATAGTATATCATCTTGGATAGGTGCAAATAAAATGACTTATTATGCAGATGGATATTTTTTAGTTAATGGAGGAACGACAAGTAACACTATTACAATGCTTAATTATAATGGAACTAGTTGGAGCACAATATCTACTAAGGTAGTAAGTAATAATACAATGTCTTCCTATACTAATCTAATGTTGGATAACGATGGTATATCTACGAATAATGTTGTAAGAATTACAGATATAAACAAAACAGGTATATCAACTGTAAAAGTAAATGCAGATTATACATTAGGTACGGTATATAACACCATACATGGGGTTTATTCCCAAGGTTCAATTGGAATTGTAAATACTAGTTATGGAATGATGTTATTTGTAAATAGATGGAATCATCCTACATTAACTGGATTAGATTATGAGTATTATCCTATAGATGGTAATAGTGGATGGAGTGGATTATCTGCAATGCAAACATTGGGTAATATGTCTGAATACCCAAATAAAGGTAATCTTTCTTTTGTAGTAGGGTGTTCATATGATTCATCAACGGATAGAATAATGTTGGCTATTGCAACTTTAACTTCTGTGTATAGTGACGATACTAGTTATTATTTAATGACAACTCACTTTGAAGTATTTAATCAAACTGAGTTAACAATAAGTAGAGTAAATATAAAATCTGTAGCAGGATTATATTTAGGAAATGGTAAGGTATTATTAAAAGGCATTGGAACTACATCTGGCTTAATACCTTCATTAAATTATTATAGTCATCCAGATACAGGATTATTTAATTATGATAGTACTACAACAAATGGTTCTCCTGCTATATATGTTGGTCAAGCATTAAGTACTACTGAATTATTAATTAATGAATTTATTATATAAGAAAATATAAGAAAGAAGGAATAATAATGTTAAAAAAATTAATTACATTAAAACAAATAAATAATATAGTTATAGGTATGCATAGTGTTGCTAAAAAAGAAGGAGACGATATCGTTACTGGAGATGATATTGTCTATAGTAATATTGGTGATATCTTAGACATTATAGCAATAGATTCAGATGATTTACCAAGTGATTTTGAATTATCAAAATATTGCTATACTGAAAATGATGGATTTTATTTAAATCCAGATTATGTAGCACCACAACCACCAATACCATCTTTAGAAGATGAAATAAGGAAATTACAAGCAGAATTATTTTTAAAAGACAGTATAATTGAACAGCAATCGGTAAGAATTGATTCAACAGAAAGTGCTATTATGATGCTCATGGATATAACCATGGGTATGTAATATATATTTAAAAATTTATAGGAGGAATGTTTATGTACGGATTTATTTTAAACATGTGGATTATGAGGAAATTAACAGCACAGAAGGTTCAGTCTTATGTACCATTTTATATTACTCAAGAGGAATGTGACATGATATTAGCAACACCACAAAATCCATTACCAACAGTTACAGAAACAGAAGTATAACAAATATAAAATAAGGGAGAAAGACGTCTTCTCCCTTATATTTTATAGAATGAGGTGGGAACGTGGAAAGGATAGATATTTTAGATTTAGTTTATAATAGACTAGCTATTTTAAACGATAATTCAGATTTTTCAATAAAAGATGATATAGAAGAGAATTTAAAATTAAATGAAATAAATAAATTAAGTTTCTCTATACCTGTAGATTCTGAAAAGTTTAAATATTTAATTAATGAAAATTTAGTTTATTATAAAAACGAATTATATATAATAAAAACACCAAAACTAGAACATACTCAAAACGATGTAAGAACATGTAATATTGAATGTTATCATTTGTCTAGTGGATTACAAAGTATGTTAATAGAACCAATTGTTTCAGAAGATGATACAAGAAATGGTATAGCAAAAACAGCAACACAATTATTAACATTAATATTAGATGGTACTGGATGGTCTATTGGTGAAGTTGATGCATTGGATACGGTTAAACGTAGTTTACTCTGTGATGAACAATCAGTGTTTGATACATTATTACAGGTAGCTGAATTATTTGATTTAAACCTAATATTTTCAGCAAATCCATCTCAAAGGACAGTAAGTTTAAAAAAGGCTATAGATAGCGGATTTATAATAAGAAAAAATAAAAATTTAAAGAACTTATCTTTACAATATGATAGTAGTGAAATAGTAACTAAATTACATGTTTTTGGTGGACAAGATTTAGATACAGGAAATACAATAAGTATTCATGAAGCGTATGAGAGAGATGCGGAAGGAAATATAATATATGAGAATGGTAATCCAGTATTACATGAAACCTCTTATATTATAGATTATTCGTATTATTTATCTTTAGGATATACTTTAGATTATATTGAACAACACCCAGAACATTTTTTAAGAGAACAGACTTGGATAGCTTCTGAATATTTAGTAGCGGATGATTTATATGTTGATGCATTAAAGAAAATGAAAATATTAGCTAAACCAAAAGTTACAGCTACTATAGATGCTTATGATATGTCGGGAATATCAGAACACAAGACTCATGCTCCAATATTGAGTGAATTAGTTCATATTATAGATGATGATTTTAAACTTATATTAGAAGCGAAAATTATAGGTATAAAAAGATATGCAAAAAATCCTAATTTAAAATTAGAAATTTCAAATGAAGTAGAATATGATAGTATGATAAAGAGATTAATATCTTCTTCTGAAAAATTTAAAAAGGTATTAAATCCTCAAGGTGGAATTAGGTTAGCAAATGATACAGTTAATGGAGGAATAGATACAAGTTATATTAAGCTATCATCAACCTCTGGTAATTGGTATACCGACAATAATGGATTTTTAGTATTTGAGAATCCAAATAAAACACAAGCAATAAGAATGGGTAATGGTAATATAGATATATCTAATTCAAAAACGCCAAGTGGAAATTATGTGTATACTTCTTTTGGTAATGGTGCTGGATTTAATGCAGATAATATTACAAAAGGTATTTTAAGTAGTAATAGTATAAAATGGGACTTAGTAAATAATACATTTATGATTACTAACCCTATAGACCCAAATGATTATTTATTAAAATTTGATGGTTCTCAATTATATATAAAAAACAATATATCCAGTGTTACATGGGAAGGTATACAAAATAAACCAAATTTTGCTACTGTTGCAATTACTGGGAATTATGATGATTTAACTAATAAACCAAAAGATAAACATGTCCATATACAGACAACTCCCTCATTAGTATGGACAATAATTCACGATATGAATAAATTCCCTTCTGTCACAATAGTTGATAGTGGAGGAAATGAAGTAACTGGGAAGAAAAGATATGTGGACGAAAATACAGTAGAATTAACTTTTTCACCATATGCCTTTTCTGGTAGAGCATATTTAAATTAAGGTAAGGAAAGGTGAATATAATGTTACATTTTGATAGTTTAGATTTAGTGCAAAATGAATTACTTAATGCTAGAATACAGAATCTAGCAACTGCTCCTGTCAACCCAGTAGAAGGTCAAATTTATTATAACACAGCACAAAAAGCATTCATGGGATGGAATGGAACTTCATGGATAAATATAAGTTTAATATTTACTAATAAAGCAATATTGGATGCTATTACAGCTTCATATACAACCGAAGAACAAACAAAATTATCTGGTATTAGTACTGGAGCAAATAAAGTTGAACAAAGTGGCACGAATGGAAATATAAAAATAGACGGAGTTGAAAAAACAGTTTATACTCTTCCTGCAACTCTTCCTGCTACTATAATATCACAAGATAGTTCCCATAGAATGGTGACAGATACCAATATTTCAACATGGAATGCAAAAGCATCAACCACTTTAGCTACTACTTCCGTTAATGGATTAATGTCAACGACTTACGCTTCAAAATTAGAAGGTATTTCTGCAAATGCTAATAAAGTAGAACAAAGTTCAACTAATGGAAATATTAAAATAGATGGAGTAGAAAAGGTAGTATATACACATCCTACAGGTACAAATCCTCATGGGACTACAAAGAGTGATGTAGGATTAGGTAACGTTGAAAATAAAACATCTGCAACAATAAGAAGTGAAATAACTAGTGCAAATGTTACAACTGCATTGGGATTTACACCTGTAAAAAACGGAGGTAATGTTCCAGAATTTAGATATGGAACAGAAGCAAGTAGACCATCTGCTACTGGGAGTAATTTAGTTTATTTTTCAGATGAAGGTAAAATATATAAAGATATAGCTGTTGGAACATGGAAACAAATGGGTGGACAAGATTTATCTCCAGCTACAACAACTGAATTAGGATTAATTAAAGTTGGAGCAAATTTATCTATAGGTACAGATGGCACATTAAATGCGAATGATAACCCTGCAAGTTTTATAAGAAAACAGGAAAGATTTATAGGTGGAGTTGGACAAACAGTATTTAATTTGACAAAGGGTGTTTATCAACCAAATACTGGAGCAATGACATGGTATTTAAATGGTAGTAAACAAGATGATTCTGCTTTAGATGAAATATCCTCAACTAGTGTTGGTTTGCCATCTGGACTTCCAGACGGAATGGAAATAATGTTTGAATATTATCAAGTTACAAATTGGAATCCATTTCCATATCATGCAAGTGAACATTTGACAGATGGAGATGACCCAATTCCAAAGGCAACTAGTGTGGCTGATGGATTAATGCCAAAAGAAGCTGTAACAAAACTTAGTGGAATTGCTGATAATGCTAATAATTATATTCATCCTACAGGGGATGGTAATTTACATGTTCCTGCAAATGGAACTACTAATAATGGTAAAGTTCTTAAAGCAGGGAGTACGGCAGGCAATATTGCTTGGGGAACTTTAACAGCTAGTGATGTTGGAGCGATTGATACATCTGATGTAGTAACAACCGCAACTGCAAACAAAATATTAAGATTAAATGCTTCATCTCAACTTCCTGCATCAATAACAGGCAATGCAGTAACAGCTACCACTTTAGCTACATCTAGAACAATTGGTGCTTCTGGAGATATAACAGCGACAGGAGTAGCTTTTAATGGTGGTACGAATATTACACTAGTAACTACTCTTTCTAATACTGGAGTAACAGCAGGAACTTATCCGAAGGTTACAGTAGATGCTAAAGGTAGGGTAACTGGAGGAACTAGTTTATCTGCTAGTGATATACCAGTATTAACAGCATCTAAAATAAGTGATTTTGATTCAACTGTTGTAGCACATTCTATAAGTGATTTTGCTTTACCAACAACTGATTTTAATGTAAACAATCATAAAATAACTAATCTTGCTACTCCTACAAGTGGCTCAGATGCGGTAACAAAAGACTATGCAGATGCATTAAGGTCTGGATTAAGTTTAAAAGACCCAGTTAAAGCTACAACTACAGCAAATATAACCTTGAGTGGTACTCAAACCATTGATGGAATTGCACTTGTAGTAGGAGATAGAGTACTTGTAAAAAACCAAACAACAGCATCTCAAAATGGTATATATATTGTAGCTAGTAGTACATGGACAAGAGCGACCGATGCAGACAATACGCCAAGCAATGAAATACGAGAAGGTATGACTTGTTGGGTAAATCAAGGTACGACATATGGTAATACAAGATGGGTAATGACTACAGCAGACCCAATTACACTTGGAACAAGTTCTTTGGTTTTCACAAAAGATTTCCAAGCTAGTGATATAGTTGCAGGAACAGGATTGACTAAAAGTGGAAGTACTTTATCAATTACAAATGTTGGAACAGCAGGAACTTATACAAAGGTAACTACTAATGCACAAGGACAAATAACTAGTGGTACGACATTAGATGCTACAGATATTCCAGATTTAGATTGGAGCAAAATTACAACAGGTAAACCTACTACATTATCTTTATATGGAATTACAGATGCCGTTAATACATCTGACGTAGTTACTACTGCTACGGCTAATAAGATATTAAAATTAAACGCAAGTTCTCAATTGCCAGCTTCTATAACAGGCAATGCGAATACAGCAACAACATTAGCAACTGCAAGGACTATAACTATGAGTGGAGATGCTACATCCTCTGCTATATCATTTAATGGTGGTGCAAATATATCTATTCCGTTGACATTGTCTGCTTCTGGAGTTACAGCAGGGAATTATTCTAAAGTAACTGTAGATAGTAAAGGTAGAGTTACAGCAGGATTAAGTATGGCTAGTTCAGATATTACAACGGCATTAGGATTCACTCCAGCCAAAAAAGTTACATTCAATGTTGGAAATGGTACAAATAATGAAATAACTGTAACACATGGATTAGGAACAATGGATTTTACTGTATCAGTAAGAGCAAATGCAACACCATACGAATTTGTTACTGTTGGAATATTGCCAATAGATAGTAATAGTGTAAAGTTAAGATTTGGTTCTTATATTCCAGCAATTAATGAATTTAAGGCGGTTATTACAGGTTAAATTAAGAGATAGGTTGGAGGGAAACTAATGAAGATATTTGATTTTGAATTTAAATTTAATGGATTTGATATATGGCATAAAGGAAATCAAGGAGCAGGAAGTGGACTAGATGCAGACACTCTTGACACTAAACAAGCTTCTGATTTCCAACAATTAACAAATGGTGGAGCATATGGTATATTCCCTTCTACTGCTAGTACAATGGTTGGAAATGAATATAATTTATTACTAAATGCTCATACAAGAAGTGGACTAACTATTACTCAAAGCGGAACAGGACTATTAAGTTCACCTAATACATTATTTGATGGAACAGTAGTCGCTACTTATTCTACTGATGGTATAAATCCAACAAACCCATATGTATTACTTATAACAGGTTTACCAAATACTCATACTCAAACAGGTGGTGTTTTAGGTTGGAGTTCAAGATATTGGTATCCAAGTAAATATAAAATTGAAGTATATGATTCTTATAATAGTATAGGGTGGAAAACAATTGTTGACCAATCTGTTATAGATAAACCAACGAAAGATTTATTGATACCAATTTATCCAACTTATTCTGGTAGCTTTACGCAAATAAAAATTACAATATATGAATCAACGGTTGGAGCGCAAGGAGCAAACGGATATAATAAATGGGGTTTAAGTGAGTTATTTTTTTGTCACCCCGAAGCTATGAGAGTTCATCAATATTTACATGTTGATAGCGCAGATAGATTAGAAACTCCAAGGAATATAAATGGAGTTCCCTTTGATGGACAGTCAGATATAACAATAACAGCAAACCCAAATACTCACACGCATACTATTGCAAATGTAACAAGTTTACAAACAGCTTTAGATAGTAAAGCACCATCTGGATTTGGATTAGGTACAGTTGCAACTACTGCTACTGTAGATTGGAATAATTATGTTACTACAGGATTTTTCATGGGGACAGGATTATTAAATGAATGTGAAGGTGGTTCATGGAGATTTTGTATGGTAATAAGACACAATGATTCATATGTATCTCAAACGATGTGGGACTTTAATGGTACAAGAATGTGTCAAAGGAATAAAGTTAATGGAACATGGACAACTTGGAGAAGATTAGATGTTACAAAACTAAGTGAGTTAGAAAATGATATTGGAGCAGGAGGTACGGGTGGATATCCAAAAATAACTACGAGTAGTACTGCTCCATCATCTCCAGCAATAGCTGATATTTGGTGGAAATTATTATAAAGGAGAAAGGTATTATGGAAGATATGAATAAATTTAAATTAGGTGCAATACCTTCTGGAAAAGACGAAAGAGATTTTAATATATCTAAATTAGTGGCTACAGTAAACGTATTTCCAAGTGAATTTTGTTTAGATTTAGATGGAATAGAAATACAAGACCAAGGAGAGGTAGGGTGTTGTGTTGGAGAGTCTTTAGCATATACAAGATTTTTAACAGAGAAGAAACAAACAGCAAAAACAGATTTATTTAGTGTAGGATTTATATATGGTACAAGAGAAGAAACAGATTATCAAGAAGATGGAATGCGACCAAGAGAAGCATTAAAAAATCTTCAAAAATATGGTACTGTACTTCATAAAGATTTCCCTTATTTAGAAGAAGTTCCAAATATAATTAATAGAGTAAGACAACAAAATAATGTATTATTACCAAAAGCAGAACCTTTTAGAATTAGTGCTTATGCAAAATTAGATAATGAATTTTCAATAAAAAATGCGTTAATGCAAATTGGAGCAGTAACAACAATGATTGCTGTAGATTGGGCATTTATGTGTACAGGTAGTGACGGATTAGTTCCTACTAATTTAGTATTTAATCCATATATGGGATTCCATCAAATTACTATAGTAGGATGGAGAGAAGATGGAAAATGGATATGTTTAAATAGTTGGGGAAAAGGATGGGGAGATAATGGTATAGTGTATTTAGATAAGAGTAAAACATTAGAATCATGGTCATTAACAGATACTATTGTTCCACAACCAGACCCAGAACCAATCACTAAATGGTATAGAGTACAAGTAGGTGCTTATCATAATTTAGAATATTGTTTAGCTTTTCAGCAAGAATTAAAAGACAAAGGTTTAGAAACTTATTTAGTTAAGATAGATGAATGGTATAAAGTACAATTAGGAGCATATCAAAACAAAGATTATTGCTATGCGTTTTTAGCTAAAGTACACGAAATGGGATACACTGATGCATTTGTAGTATATTATTAATCTTTATAAAACTAAGGTTTTAATAACATTTTATAAAACAAACAAGGTAGATAATTGGAGTAAATAAGAGATATACGGAGCATGAGAGAGGTCACTTTATTAAATTAAAGTGTACTCTCTCTTTTTATGTTGAAAGGATGGTTAAAATGCCAGAAAGAAGTAAAAGAATTGAAACTTATGATAAAAATAAGCTTTCTTTAATAAATGCACAAACATTACAAGATTATAGAAGATATAAGATAGATATGGAGATTAGAGAATTATCCCCAAAAACAGTTTATAATTATGAATTAGATTTGTTCCAATGGTTTACTTATATTTATGAGAATCAAGGTAATATTTGTGTTAGAGAAATAATTGAAGATGATATTGTTGAGTTCTTACATTTTTGTAAAACACAAGGTAATAATAGTAGAAGAATGAAAAGAAGAATGTCCTCTATTAGTGCTTTTTATAAATTCTTGAGAAAGAAAAAACTAGTTAAAGAAAATCCTATGGAAATGATTGATAGACCAAGAAAAGATACAGATATAGTTGAGCAAACTTACCTATCTCAAGAACAAGTAGCTTTAATGAGAGATAAATTAATTGAAAATAAAGATACTCAATTAGAACTTTACGCAAATTTATCCTTAAGTACTATGGCAAGAGTAAATGCAATTTCAAATATAAGATGGGAACAAATTGACTTTGATAAACGTAAAATTGATAAGGTATTAGAAAAAGAACAAAGATACGTTACTTTAAGATTTAATGAAAAATGTAAAGATTTATTTTTACAATTAAGAGAAGAAAGAAGGAAAAACAATATTATAACTGAATATGTATTTAGTAGCTTTTATGGTGGACAATATAATAAAGTTAGTAATGTTACGTTAAATGATTGGTGTAAAAAGATTGGAGAAATGATTGGAGTAGAATCTTTACATCCTCATGATTTCCGTCATACTTCTGCTACTTTATTAAAAAATTCTGGTATGCCTTTAGAAAGTATTAGTAAATTATTAAATCATATGGGTACGGATGTAACTTTAAAATTTTATATAAAAGAAGATGAAGAAAAGATACAACAAGAAAAAGATAAATATGATTTTTAAAAAGAGAGGAATTTCCTCTCTTTTATTTTAATATATTATATGATTTAAGAACTTTTTCAAATTGGTCTGTTACTATCCACCTTCCATTTGTAAATCTTCTTTTAGCTTCTTCTTTTATATCTGTTAATCTTAACATATCTAATTTTTCAAATGGAAACTTTTCAAACACTTGTTTCTTTAATTTTATTTTAGCTATTTTACCATCTTGCAGTTTATATAATTGTAATATCGGATGTGTGTAAGTTGTATCTATATTTACAACCATTACAATAGATGGGTCAGCATTTGGGATAGTTATTTTAGAGTATCCTAGATATTCTAAATCTATTTTTAACTTAATATCTAATGGATAATCTTCATTAGGTAAATCTTTTTCAAATTGTTTTAATAATGGTATTCTCTTTTGTTTTGTTTTATCTGTGTGCTTTTTATCATATTTATTTTTACCTTTCATAACTTCTAAATATATTGCCATAAGTTTTTTAGGTAATCCAAATTCTTTAAAATAATCTATATTAATTAATATTTTCATTTCTTTTGAGTTCGCAACTTTATTATCTTCAATATCAATCAATAAATCTACAAAAGTATCATATTGTTTATCTTTTAATTCGTATAATTTATCTGAGGTGGTTTTACCAATATATTTTATAGATGCTAAAGATGGATTAATCATATTTTTCTCTTTGTTAGCAACAAATCCACGATTATCATATCTAAAAGTATATTCTCCTAAATTAATATTGAAACCCTTATCCATTTCACTAATTAACGCACTAACCTTATCTTTGTTGCCTTTTTCAGAATAATGATTCAATACAACCTCATAAAACTCATATGGATAATTAGCTTTTAAATATGCTCCATCTAAACTATCACAAGATACACAATATGCGTGGCTGGCATTAAATCCATAGGCAACTGAGTTTTCTATAATTGTCCATACCTGTAAACATTTTTCTTCAATTGCTTCTTGGGTTAATAATGGTTCTTCTTGTCTTATTTTATCTCCAAATCCTTTAATGAAGGTATCTTTTAATGGTAATATAATTTCTGGTTTCTTTTTACTGATAGCTTTCATTATAGTATAAGTTTCTGATGCAGGAAATCCTGCATAACTTAAAGTAGCCATTATTTGTTCTTGATATAATACGAAACTATAAGGTAACTCTTCTGTTTGTAAAAGCTTATCAAATGCTTTGATTTCATATGAGAAGTCTTCTCTTTTTTCAAATATACCATACATAGATTTAAATGACGGTCTTATTCCTGCGATAAAGGCACATAATTCAGAAATGTTTTGTGCTTTATATCTTTGCATTTTTTCTCTTGTTTTTTCTTGTTCTGTTTGATTAATACATAATGTAAATCCTTTACTATATATATCCCATATTTTATTATCTTTATTGGAAATCTCTATAAGTTCAGTAACGTCAAGAGATGGCATAGAAATTCTTTTATATACTTTATCATTAATTAAAACAACATCAACCTTTAGTATATCGTTCTTTAGAAACTTATATTTTTCTGCAATTCTTCCATCTATAACAGTAGTTATAACTTCCTTATCATTCGATTCTGTCTTACATTTAATTAATCCTATTTCAGCTTTTATATCTCCAGAATATAATAAATGTCCGCAAGGGTGTGCTTTTTTATCCGATATAATACCTTCATATTTTTTACTGGATTCAATAAGTGGCATATATTCTTCATCAACATAATCTTCAAGTACAATCAAGTCTTTATCATCATCTTCTGCATTTGCTAAAGCTGTTTCATATTTTTCTAATTGTTGAGATACCGCATTAGCTATATTATAATCTAAATTTTGAGATTTAGCATATAATTTAAACGCAGATTTCTTTTTAAATGTCCCAAATGCAATCATAGGATAAGAATGTCCTTCTCCTAATAATGCTGTTTGGGCATCTATAAATGGTTGTTGTTCTCCTACGTTTAAATCTAAATCTGGTAATGATTTTGTGTCTAATATTCTAGTGGTACTCATAAATCTTTCTGGATACATGTGAACTTTAGCAGATATTCTATCTACTTTTGTGAACCCAAGAAGCTTATTTATATAGAAGCTGACACCGCTACCACGACCACTCTTTGTAATAATACCTCCACGATTTTCTACTGCATCTTTAACCATATAATAATCAATTAAAAAATAATCAGCCATACCAGTATCTACAACACATTTAACTTCATTTGCTATTTCATGTTGATATTTAGGATGTAACATGGTAGGTACAGTAGATTTAATATTATCCCATTGTTCTTTTATTAATTTAATAAATAAAATATCCTTTTCGGTTTGAGTGAGATTAGGATATAATGTAGGTAATTTTATATCTTTATTAAATGTAATATCTTCAAATGTTAATAATATATTTGTATTATCCATTGCTCTAAAAATTTCTTCATCTGATAGAATACCTTGTTTTTTAAATCTATTAAATGCTTCTTTACCTGTTGGATAATCCATATACCAACCATCTTCTGATTCATACCTAATACCTTTTGCTTCAAGAATATTATCTCTTTCAACAGTATCTTCTTGAGATATGAAATGACTATCACATCCCATTATAATGTCTATTCCATAATTTTTGCTTATACTTAATATTTTAGTATTAATATCTTTTTGACTTTGAGTGTTATGATATTGTACTTCAAGCATAAAGTTTTTACCAAAATGATTTTGTAATTTTTGAATAATTTCTAATGTGTCAGCGTAGTCATATTGCCAAAAGGCTATACAGGCGGTAGTAATAAATACATCATCTTTTGGTAAATTCAATAATAACTCAAGGTCAAGTCTTGGTTTATGATAATATCCTGTTATATTTGCTTCTGATAAAGCTAAGTTTATTGCCTTTCTTCCATTTTCATTTTTGGCTATAAGTACAATATGATTGTTAGTGTTATCCTTTTCAAATCTATCTTTTACCCAATAAGCTTCTGTAGCAAATATAAATTTTAAATCATCTCTTTTATATCCTAAATTATGATAATGTTTTGCTCTTATCTTTATATCATTGGATTCACTCAAAAGATGTGGATTATTTTTCAATAAAGACTCTATTCGTTTAACATAATCAAAATCATTTTCTTTAGCTAATTCAAATGTTTCATAATAATATCCTTGCCAACCATGTTCTAATGAAGAAAGAATACCATGCTTTAATTCTCTTGCTCTTTTGGCATATTCTTCTTGTGATGCTCCACTATCTGGTGTCATTATATTACTGTACATACTGTGTCTATGATAATTTTGGAATATTAATTTATTCTTTTTATTTTTTCGTTTGCTCATATTATTCCCCCTAGTGAAAATAGGAGGTAAACATATACCCCCTATTTAATTATAACATTTTAATTTCTTTTTGTCAATCAAGTTCTTCGATTAATATTTCTGTTCTTGGATTTGCTTTATCATATGCTCCATATATTATTAATGGATTTAAATGATTGTAATCATCATCTATTAACATTCCTGCATGAACTAAAGCATCTAAAAAGAATTTTGGTGATTGATTATCGTTGTCATGTCGATGTTTTGTAGGATAATACGTATTTATTGTAATTTTACATTTATTTATTTTTAAATTACTATATCCCGAAATATTAACCAACCAAACCATAAAATCATTAAATTTTTGTTTTAATATATTCATTTCAATATTATTCATATGAGTCCATTCATTTAACGAAGGATGAACTGGTTTTAAAACAGGTGCAACTCTTCGTCTTGGGTATAATTCAAAATAATGTTTATTGTATTCTGCTAATACACTGTTGCTAATGATAAGTAAATAGCGGTTCAATTAAATCAATCCTTTAGTAAAATTTTAAGTAAGTCGTATAATTCTAACCAATTAGTTACTCTGTAACCATCCCAATCTTTATTCCAACTATAATTACCATAACATATTTTTATTTTTGAAGGATTAGTAACTAAGCATTCTATCTTATCGTCTATAATAACATCACCAATTACAGAACTCTTATCAAATTTAAAAGGTTGATTTTTATAAATTGGTAATACAGTTACTTTATCCACATGTGGCATGTTTTGATAAATCCATGCTTTTTTTATTATAACACCCTCTATTCTGTGCAAAGTTAATCCTTCAATAATATGCCCATCAAATTTAAGCAATCGTATAACTTCATTAACATTAGGAAATAATTCTAAATATTGGAAAAGTTTAGGATTTGCAAATACATTATCTATATCTTCTGGTGTCCATAAAGGACATACTTTACCCATGTTCCATTCTAATGTTTCATCATTTAATTCAGTTGAATAATCATTTGTTTGTTCACGATACAGTTTTAATACTGCATCGTGAGTTGGAACACAAGTTGAATCAAAATCTATTAAGATGTGTTTCCTCATAATATCACCCCATATTATTAAATTATTTTTGTTATTATTTCATCTATTAATCCGTATTCTAATGCTTCTTCTGCTGTCATCCACCATTCTTTAGTGTAGTTTTTATTCATTAGTTTTTTTGAAATAGTAGTGTGATTTACAATATATTTTTTAACTAATTTTTCTCTTTTTATAACAAATGGAAAGTAATCTATAAATTTACCTATAGAATTTTGATTGCCTGTAGTTCCATCATGTATAAGAAAAGTACTATTAGGATAACACGCTTTATAATGACATGCCATTGGTAATAATGCCCCCATAGAATAAGCATGAGATATTACTATGCCGTATACTGGTGTTTTACTTGCTTTAATAATATCTATTAAGGCAAATCCATATCTATCATCTCCTCCATCACAAGCAATATATAGTTTAATAGGTATTCTTTCTTCTTCTGGAAGTTCTCTTTCATCATCTTCTTGATTCATTTTTATAATCGGTAGGATATATTTATTAGCTGTACTTTCATCAAGTACCCCAACTATTTTAATTTCTCTTCTTGCATAATCAACACAAGAATCTGTTTGAACAGTATCTTCTCCATCACTTAATGCAATTAATAATTCTGCTAATTCTTCATCTGTCATGTCATCAAGTTTATTAACCTTCTGTAATTTTGATTTTAATATATTAATTTTATTTATATTTTTCATAAAATCAACTCCTTAGTTATTTATTTGAAGAACCTAGTTTACCTGTACCTCTTTTAGATGGAATAGCCATTATCTCTTCTACTGTCTTTTCTACAACGTCCACATCTGGAACTTCCTCTAATGATGCTTGACAAATAGCTTTAGCATAAGGATAATAAGTTGTGGAATCAGTAACAATCACTTTATCAACTGATTTACTAATTATAATAGGTTTTGTACCTCCATTACTTAACGCTACAAACCATTCTCCTCTATATCCAGAGTCAATTTTTCCTGCTCGGATTTCCATTAAATTAGTACCAGTTGAACCTCTTTCGCCTAATGATACTTTATATTTAGGGTCAAACGCAGATATTATTCCAGTAGGAATCATAACACAGGTTTGTGGTTGAATGATAAAACCATCTTCTTCAAAACATGCATATACGTCATACCAACCATTTTCATAATCCTTTGAAGGTATTTTAGCATCTTGTTTTAATTTAGCAAAATATATTTCATCTTTTTTATTTTTAATGAATCCTTCTTCCCCAATAACGATAGTTGTATTATCAATTATTTTTGCTTTTGATAAAGTATTAGTTGTTGGTTTAATGTCTGGAGTTAATGGTATTCCAACCCCTTCTTTTGTTTCAATAAAAACACCTTTTGCAAAATTAACAATTTTTTCTACTATATAAGTTTCATTAGTTTTTATATTTATCACCTCGTCCCCTTTTTCAAAAAAGGTTTTAGTACGATTGTTATAAATAGTTTTTTTCATATTATCTCCTCCCTTTCTTTGAGTCTTTAACTATTGTATATCCTGCCAGTTTAGCTTTTAATATAGTAATTCCCTGTTCACCTAAAATCTCTTCTATTGTAAAAGTACCATATTTACCCTCTTCCCATTTAAGAACATTACCTTTTAATTCGTTTTTGAATATTGTCATAAATATCCTCTCCTTTTGTTAATATAGTTATATTATACCACTTTAATTTCTTTTTGTCAACATATTTTGACAAAATATAAGGAATTTCTTCCTTATGTACAAGGGGAAACCCCTTGAATTATAAATTTGATTTTTCTTTCCATTTATCCATTTTCTTTGTTAAAGTTTCAATTAATTCAGTAGGGTTTCCATCTAATTTGTAGAATAAGGATAATGCTACCAATATTACATCAATACATTCTTCTTTAATATCTTGAGATGTTAATTGTTTATATTCACAACCATTTGCTTTTAACCAAGATAATAAAGCTTGAAAACATTCTCCTGTTTCTTCTCCTAATTTTAAAGCCATTTGTTCTAATGATTTTGATTCTGTTTTACTTAATTCATGAATTTGTTCTAGTATATTATTCAAATAATCACTCTCCCATCCAAGATTTATAGACTATATTCTAGTTTTTCATAACTATCCGCATAATCAAATCCTATTATTTTTATACCATTAAATGTTTTTAAAGTTAAATCTTCATTATATGCCTTTTTATAATAAGCAAGTTTCGATTTAAAATTGTCTCTTTGATTTATTATTATTTCTGGTTGTTCAAATCCCTCCATTTGTATTTTTACACCGATATACCTTGCTCCATTATTATATGCTTTTTCAATACAGTTTTCTAATTCAGTTAATGATAATTCACTGTTCATATAAATCCTCTCCTTAATATCTTAATATTTTAGTTCCTTTAATTAAGCTGTCTTTAACATTTATAACATTTTGATTTTTACTACCTCTAAATTTTAATGTAATGTCTCTTTGAGTTATATCAAATCTACCATCAACTAAAACATCACATAATTCTAATAATCTTAATTTATTACTATCTTCTAATATTTCCTCGTAAGTAAATCCAGAATAAATCCAAATATTTTTTGTTGGACATGCGTGATGAAACATTTGTAAAAATAAAAAACAGTCATTGGCAGAGAAAAAGGGGTCACCACCGCTCAGAGTAATGCCTTGAATTAAAGGGTTTGTTTCAACATATTTTATAAGGTCTAATTGCATTTCATAATCAAAAGGTTTACCATATTGAAAGTTGTGAGTGAGGGGATTATGACACCCCTCACAAGCATGTAAACAACCACTAATAAATACTGTTGTTCTTACGCCCTCACCATCAACTAAACTTTCATAATTTATTCCACTAACATACATCTTTAATAATCCTTCTTGGTTCATTTAAAATGGTTATTCCTTCTGCTGTGAAATTAGTATATTTACTATGCTTTACTCTATCTAGTGTTTCTGCAATTTTACCTTTATTAAAATTTCTATAATCTGTTGTTAAATAACCTGTAACCCTTCTAAGTTGTTGAATATTTTTACTACCACAAACTGGACATGCATCATTGAACTCACCTTGATAACCACAATCTAAACAACTATCAATCGGAAAATTAAATGCTAAATATGGAATATCTAAATCCATAGCATAATCTATAATTGCTTCTATTGCTTCTTCATTATTAATTATTGAGTTTTCTAATTCGATATAAGTTATACATCCTCCTGTTGGATATTTGCAGAATGGTGCTTCTATTTTTAATTTATCAAAAATAGATACTTCTTGCCATACTGGAACATGATGTGAATTAGTTAAATATTCTCTATCGGTAACATTTGGAATAATACCGTATTCCTCTTTAAGTTTTTCCATCATGGTTTTACATAAATTCTCCGCAGGAGTAGCATATGCACTAAAGTTTAAATTGTATTTGTCACTTGCTATCTTAGCATAATCATGAATATATTTAACTACTGATAATGCAAAAGCGTGAACTTTTTCATCTTCCGCATGATTGTTTCCAAACAATGCTTCACACATTTCAGCAATACCAATATATCCTATTGCGTTAGTATTGTGTTTCATTGCTTCATAAACACTTTTATCAATAACTTTATCATATCCCATCATTGTTCCATTTTTATACATGAAAGGTGCTGATTTGGGAGATTGACTACAAATATGATAAAATCTATCAATTAATCCTATTACAGCTAACTCTAATACTTCATCTAGTTCTTTCCAAAAGGCTTCTAAATTATTTTTATCATGAAGAATACCCAACTTAGGAAGATTAATTGTTATTGGAGATACATTTCCTCTGCCAACTTTAACATATGAATTACTAAATCTATCGTATCCTAACATTGTTCTACATCCCATAGTTGCCATGAAAGTATCTGGATTATTAGGGTCTTCTATATTCATTGACCAATCTCCATTTGCCCAATTAGGATAAATTCTTTTTGTCATGGATTTTATAGCTAATTTTTTAATAGTATAATTTGGTGTATTGGGTTTATCATTTATCCCTTTTTTATATTGGAAAATTGAAATAGGGAATATTGAAGTTAAATTATACTTACCAATTCCATCTATACTAGCTTTAAATATCCATTCATTAATCCATCTTCCTTCTGGACTAGTATCTCTACCTAGGTTAATTGATGTGAATGGAAGTTGAGAACCGGGACGACTCTCAAGGGTATTAAGGTTATGATATAATGCTTGAGCAGATTGTAATCCTTCTTTATTAGTCATATCGTAAGCATATTCCCAAACAGCAGGATTTAACTCTTTATATCTTTTATCCTCAACTTTTATTTTATATTTACCATATTGCTCAGTGATTTCTTCGTCTGTAAGTCTTGCAATATATTTTAATCCAACCTTATAATGTTTGGTAAAAGATTTAATAACATGTGGTGCTAAATCAAAATCCAAATGAACAGACCCAACTCCACCAAACTGTACTTGACTCTGACATTGAAAAATAACAGCCACAAGTTGCATTGCAGTACTTATTGAATTTGCTCCTCGAACATCTCCATTCCTAGTTACAAACCCATTATTTAATGTTTGTGGTAAATCGCAAAATAAACAATTATGCATTCCTACATCATAAGAATCTAAGTCATGAATATATATTCTATTTTGTTTGTGTGCTTGGGAAACAGAAGGTCTTATTAAGTTATTTAAAGCAAAATCTTTATGAAGAACTCCTGCACTTTCAAACTTTCTTCCTCCAAAAGAATATTCATCTACATTAGCATTAGAATTTTGAATATTTTTACAAAGTAAAATATCAGATATTTTTTTATTAATTTCACTATTTTTATGCCTATCTATAGTTCGTTGGGTTCTATATTTAATATATTCTCTGGCAACATCTTTATATTGACTTGCCATTAACTTGTTCTCAACAATTGTTTGGACATATTCTATATCTACTATTTCTTGTTGCATTTTTTCAATACCTTCTGCAATTTGATTAGCGTAATTATAGTCTACCTCTTTAATTTTTATATCTGGATGACCTTCTTTCCCAAGTTTAATAGTATAAATCATAGCTGATATAATTGCATCTACAATCTTTTGTTTATTAAATGGTTTTAGTCTTCCGTCACGTTTCACAATTTGTCTTATCATTATAATTCCTCCTAATGTTTTTATATTTTTAAATTAATATGGTGGTGCATGTGTATATAACATTAATACTTCACCTCCTTTTATTTAATAATATATCCACTAATAGCTTGTCTTCCCATTTTTAATGTTCTTTTTTTATAATTATACGTTGATTCATTTGATAATCTAGGAACAAATCTATCTAGTCTATTATTTTTATTAAAATCATTACCACCTCTATCTGAAACAGTTACAATTCCAATCCCTTCTAAATAGATTTTTGTTCCTAATGGATAAAAATTACTTGCCACCATACCATCAACTAATTTTTTACCTTCACATGTTCCAACATGTCCACCATTTTCTTCTGGTAAATCAGTATAGTGAGTAACTGTAAAATCAACAACTTGGATTGTTGGTGGCATACCACCTCTACTAAAAGATTGTTGATTTGTAGGCATAGTTATTGTTTTTACATCTGCTCTATTTATTTCTTTACTTGGTAAAGTTGCTGTAAGTGGCAAAATTACTTCTTCTATTTTAATATTATTATTTTCTTGTTTAGGGACATCAACACTATTACTTGTTTCACTATGATAAGATAAAAGTAATGATACAACAATTAACGATACCATAGCTGTTTTATTTGTTTGTTTCAAAAGTATCCCTCCTTAATTACGAATTAAGTATCTTTACTATAACATCTTCCTTATTACTTAATTCTTTAATTTGTAGTTGTTCTAAATCTGATTTCTTTGGTTGTCTTCCACAACAAAACTTTTCAGTACAAAATCCTACCATATCACATTTTGGTTTACATTGTGATACTATCCATTTCCATTCATCATCTAATTCACTTAAAATATTAAGTAATTCAATAACAAGTTTTCTTATTTCATGATATGCCCTAGTACATAATCGCATTTCTGCTAAATGAATTAATGCTCTAACATTAATTTTTAAAACTACTCTACTAATCATTGCTAAAGGTAAAACATTAGCAACATCTTCTTTTGGTATATCTAATTCTTGAAGTTTCTGATAACCTTCTTTTATGGTATCCATAATTTTAGTGTATTCTTCTGTACCCATTTTATTTTTTATTGATGGGGGAGTGAAATAATCAAATTCCCCATATTTTATATATCTTGTCGATGCTTGTAAACGAGATGTCCCTATAATGTGTGTATATAATTCTCTTATTGTTCTAGCACTATATCCATCAATTACCACAGTTACGTCTGCAAATTCACTCACCCTACCATGACCAGATTCTATAATTTCTTTAGCAACTTTGACTAAATCTTTTGGATTACTGCCCCAACATTCTTTTGCACAAGTTGCCATAACAGTTAATGGATTGTGTGTGTAATTTAGCACTTTTATCATGTCTATTCCTCCCTAAATACTCTTATTTTTTATATTCCTTAATATAATATCGACCGTATCATTTGTGTTTATATTATTTATTTTTAAAATAGCTAACTTTTCAGCTTCTTTAAATGTTTCTTTATCGGATAAAAATCTTCTGCATATTTCATTGCATTGCTCCTCTGTTGCATGAGGTTGTCTATCTATTGACCGCTTTAATAATTCCCAAGGGTCAGATACATATAAATAGATTCCAATTACATTTTCTTTACCTAACTTATCTCTTATTTGTTTAAATCCTTCTGTTTCTGTAACTAAAACATAATCTCCTTTTGATAAATCTATTGATGAATATGGAGTTGCATATTTCCAATTATTATAAGGAACGACTTCCATAAATTCTCCATTTTCATTTCGTTTATCAAACTCTTCATCTGTTAGAAAATAATAATCTATACCCTCTACTTCATTTTCTCTTTTAGGTCTGGTTGTACAACTAACTCCTTGTAACATATGCTTTCCTAGCATTTTTTGAACAGTGGTTTTACCAACAGCAGAACGTCCATATAAAATATGAAGTTTTCCTTGATTCACTTGATTCACTTGATTCATAACATTACCCCTTACATTTATGATGTTTTAATATTTTATCATAATTTTTTATAATATAAATTGTTCCTGTGTATAAAAATATTGAAATTAACCATATTCCCATTAATACTTTTATATAAAAGTCTCCTAGCTGTGATTCCATTCTTATATCCTCCTTATAATAAAAGGAGATAAACTCTCCTCTTTATTATTTTTTAACTGTATCTGCAACAGGTAATTGTAATATCATACCACTATCTCCAGATGTAATAGTTGGAAGTTTCCCATCCCATTTCTTTATCATTTCCATTTGAACCATTTCTGGGGTTAATTGCTGTGACTTTAATTTATATGATTCTGCTTCTGCTTTAGCTTGTTCAATTTGTTGTTGTGCTTCTGTTTTAATTCTAACTAAATCTTGGTCAGCTTTCAAAGCATTTTGTTGAGCAGTTTGTTTTGCTTCAACCGCTTTATTAAATTCATCTGAGAAGTCAAAATCTATAATATTAAAATTATCGACTTTTAATCCATATGCCATTATTTTTTCAGACAAAGCTGATTTTATTTGGTCACTGATATCTTGTCTTTTTGTAATTAATTCTTCCGCAGTAAATTTAGCTGTTACACTTTTTACAGATTCTTGAATTGCAGGAATAATTATTACTGATTCATAAGCAGTTCCAACAGTCTTATAGATTTGACCAGAAGCATTTTTTTCTAACTGATAATTAACAGCTACCTTAGATTTAACTACTTGCAAATCTTTTGAAGATGCACTACTTGCAACTTCTGTTACCTTTGTCCTATTATCCATAATAATAACTTTTGTTATAAATGGAAGTTTACCATGTAGTCCTTCTTGCATAACCTCATTTGATACTGCTCCAAAATGAGTTACTACTCCAGTGTGTCCAGATTTGACCCCTGTAACAGAATTTAATCCTATGATTAATATTCCTAATCCTACTAGTCCCCCAATAATTAAACCTTTTGTTGCTTTACCCATAATATCAATTCTCCTCGTATTTATATTTGGGAGGAAATATCCTCCCCACATTACATATTATACTACTTTAATTTATTTTTGTCAAGTATCTATTGGAATAAATTAAATATTTGGTCTTGTAATGAAACATTAATAGAATTATCTTCAAGCTTATCCATAGTAAATTGTGGCACTTTTTGGTCTACAGCTTGACTTCTTGATATAAGATAATTGCTATAGGCTTGGCAATGTGCTTTACAATCGCATAATGTATTACAAAAGAAACTTGTTTTATCTGTAATTTCTTTAGCAGTCCATTCAGATTCTATTGTTTTGTCTTTTGACTCTATTTCATTTACTATATTTATAATGTAATCAATTAACTCCTGTTTAGTTTGCTCTGTATAAGGGTAAGAAACAAATCCATCTGAAATACTATATTTATATTGAACTGATTGAGGTAATAAAGACATGTTGTTTTCACTAACAGCCTTTTCTAATATCAATTCAATTTCAATTTCACTCATGCTTAAAGTTCTTAAGTCTTTTTTTAATTCATTATAAAGAGTTTTGACAATCTCATGTCTAGCGGAGAATGATTGTTTATGGGATGTTTTACCACTCTTAAGAATATTATCCCATGAAATCCAACAATATTTAAGCATATTCCATTTTACTTCGGAAACACTAATTTTATATTCTTTCTCTAAAGCATAAGCATATAATACTAATTGTTTTCCATGTTCATCTAAATCTTTCCCAGTATATTTTGAAGATGTTTTGTAGTCTACTACTTCAACTGTGTGAGATATTATATTACCATCGTTATCTTTATTTTCATATAAAATAACTCCGTCAATATATCCCATAAGAACAATTTTTCTATCTTCATAAGGAATATCTGTAAAGAACTCCATTTCAGATTTAAAATTTGTACATGGAATAGGTTTATAATTTTTCAAACAATGTTCTATACAATATTCAAAATTTTGTTTAATCTTTTCAGATGCAAAATTATATCCATGAATATTAAAACACTCAAACATTGCCCCTCTAAATTTATTAAGAGCATCTTCATTAGATATTTTACCAAATTGTAACAACTCTAATAATTCATGAATTTTTGTTCCAAGGAAGGAGTAAACATTTTGTTTACCTTCCTTTTTTAAATTATATTTTAAATGATATCCTTGTTTACAATTTCTATAATTATCCAATCTTGATATGGAATATATAGGAAGTCCTTTATATTTTTCTGGAATTATTCTTTCTGCCATATAAATCCTCCTTTGTAAATTCAATAACTAACTGCCAATAAGCATTTAATACATCTTTTGTTTTAATAGATTTATTAATTGATTTACCATCAAATGAGTAAGTTGTAATATCATAAAAATAATCATGGTCTATTTCAATAGGGATTACTGATATTCTTTTATGAAAATATATTTCTAAAATAATCCTTAATTGAGTTTCATTAAGTAATGGAGTAATTGTAACAATATCATGTACCGAAGAAGATATGTCTTTTATTGTAATTATTTTTTCTTCTAATATTTCCAATACCCCAAGGAATTGTTTATTATAATAACTTATAGATACTAGACTATCATTATCTCCAACATAACACCACATTTGATATAATCGCTCCATTGTTTTTCTATCTTGTTCAAGAAATTGTCTTTTTGAAATGTAATTTGACATATAAAAATCCTCCCTTAAATCCATACAGTACATTCTTGTATAAGTTTTTGAAAAATGTCTTTCCCAAAGTCGCTAGGACTAGCCTTTGAATCTTTAGGTAAATATTTATTATCTCTATCAAAAACATATGCAATATTACATTCTATGAATTTTGAACTGTATTTTAATTTTTCTGCTTCTGTTTTTATTTGTTCTTCTGGAATACCTTCATCAAAGCAAACTATAATATTTTCAAGGAAAGCACTTTGAATTAATCTTTTTTGAATATTAGATATAGAATGTCCTCCAACGGATACTCCACAATTAATTGTTTCGTATTCTTGTAAATCACCATTTTCGTCATACACTGGTTTTTCTTTAATCTCCATGCTTCTTAATTGCATAGGAAACTTTTCACTTTCACCAATAAAAATTGTTTTTTCTGATTGTATATAATTATAGTTCTCATAAAATCCGAATAAAATCTGAGATTTATAAAAATTTATTATAGGAAACCACTTAGGAATATTGTTGATTTTACAGTATTCCGCTGTATCATTATACCTTCCTGTGATTCCTACTATTTGACCAATCGAATTTCTCCAAGGAACTATAATCCTATCTGTTTCTTCGTCATATCCTATATTGAATAATTGTTGTGTTTTTAAATTAATACCATCTGCTAAAAATCTTTTATGAGGAATTAACTTAAATTCAGTTAATACAGATTCACTATATACAGGAATATTTACATAGGTTTCTGGTTCTCTTTTAATTCCTGTATAATACCCACCAAATGGTAATATTATTTTTTCGTCTTTTTCAAATTCAGATACAGACAACCCTATTGCATTACAAACAATTTCAATTGCTTTATATAGTTTACAATCTTTTAATTCTTGTATTAATGTAAATATATCACCACTTACATTCATAGTTGAACTTCTTAAAAATGTATATAGAGTATCTTTCTTAATACTTATTCCAGTGGAATTACTGTTTTCATCTTTAGCACATCTTATTTCATTATTGCTAGAATTATGAATTTTACAACATCCTATTGCTTGTAATATCTTAATAATATATTCTTCATTATTAATAATTTTCTCTTTGAGGTGAGTTATATTCAATTATATCACCTCCTAATATTGTGATACAGTACAATATCCTAATTCTTTCCAATTATTAAAAGCAATGTTCTTTTTATATACTAATTCTGTTCCTCTTGCTCCTCCACGCACTTTAGCAAGAAAAGCTATTGCGTATTGTTCTTTAGGGTCTAATTCTATTTTTTGAACGCTAGAAGAATAAGTACCATCTTCTTTCCTTATAAAATTATATGGGTTTATATATTTATTATTACCCATATCTATTTCATCTGCCCACGCATCTCTAAATATAATTACTGTGTCAGCAATTTCAGATATAGCTGTTGCTCCACCCAAATGTTCACAACCTAATTTTCTAATATTATTATATCTTAAAGCAACTTGTGCTGTAACAATTAAATACATTCCTGCTTTCATACATGCTTGGAATAATGCTTTAGATGCTTCAACCATTTGTTTCCATGCAGGATTATTATCACTTCCTCCATTATCTGGTGCTTTAAAAGTATCTAGTATAACAACATCATACCCAAGTTTACTATATTTACCTACAATCATTTTTACAGTATCAATTCTATAATCAAAACATTTTACAAATTCAATAGACCCTGCATATTGTTCTAACCATATAACAGCTTTTTTTATTAATTCATGTTCTGCTTCTGTAAAATGACCTTCTAAAAATCTTTTCCTTGTAAATCCACTTCTATCCCATAATTTATAATTTATAACAGTAGTAAGTAGTAATGAACGCCATGCTTCTTCCTCTTCTTCATTTATTATTAAAATAACTTTATGACCTTGTTCAATAAAATCTAATATATATTGTTTTGCTAACCATGAAGATTTACCTCCAGATGTTGTACTAGCTACAATAGTACAACCTTTTCTAACTCCTGCTGTTTGATAATTTAATATTGGACTTGCTTTAGCATATGATATACCCATATTTTGTCCACTATCTGCTTTCTCTATAAACTTATCGTATCCTGTTGTTAAGTCTGCCGTTTCTAAATCAAGTGTTTTGTGAACAAAAATAGTATTTAAAATACCATCAAAGTAATTATAAACAGAGTTACTATCTCCCATAATGAAAGTATCTAAATTTGACATCACATCAAATTTTTTATCATGTAATATCATAAGAATATTATATTTAATAATATCATCATAATATTTATCTATATTGTCTTCATTTAATAAAACAGCAAAACTAGTTAATGCTCTATATCCACCTTTGTCATCAAATAGTTTTTTTACAATAGCATCTTTAACTCCAAAATAAGTTAATAAATTTATTTCATCTATTGTATTAAATCCCATTTTTCTCATTTCTTTCATCATGCAAAAATAAAAACGTCCATCCGTTGTTATAAAATCTTTATCTTTTAAATGATTATAATTATCTAACAGAGTTATTTTTCTCCATAATAATCCTAAAAAGTTACCTTCTATAATGTGTCTGTTTTTTAATAACTCTTTAGGATATCTTTCATCTTCTCCAGACATAAATGTAATATCCATTTAATCAACCCCTAATCCAAATCTAAATTCATCATTGCTGAAATATCCCTTTGTTTGTTTTGAATTTGTGTGTTCATTAAATTCATGCCATTTGTTGTCTGTGTATTAATAGTATTATCAGCCATTTTAGATAGAATATCCATCCTAAGTTTATATATCAACAAAGCATCATTTAAATATCCATCTACAATCGTCATTATATAATTTATTTTATGAGACTCGTTTGTAAATGTTTTATTTTTTAAACACCATACTATATCATCATATTTTTCTTTAAACGCTTGGTGGATAACAGGATAAATATATCCTTCTTTACTATTAACAATTACGTTACCACCCTTGGTTTCCGCTCCTCTTACTGTTCCGTTTCTTAAATCTTGCAATTTTGTTACTAATGATTTTGGAAGTTTTTGAGTAATACTATATCCAAAAATATCTTGTCTAATATATTCATATAATTCACAAAAATCATTATATTCCTTTTTATCTTCTTCATATTTTTTATTCCATAAATTATAATGTTCCGCAGAACAAAAATAATTGTTTTTATCATTAATAACTATTTTGATTGCTTTATTTTGTGTTATTCTAGTTCTACAATATTTGCATAAGCAATTTGCCATAAGCATACCCCCCTCTAGTAAAAATAAGGGAGATAATAAACCTCCCTTATTTAATTATTAAACTAATATTTCTTTTATTTCTAATAATACTTCAATATCTAATTGCTCTAAATTGGATAAGTTTGCTATTTTCTTTTCTGATAAATAAGCTACTAAAGCAGTCTTTTGAACATCTGTACTACTTGCAAATTTTGATTTTATTTCTGCAACTAATTCATCTGCATTTGGTGCTTGTTGAGCATCTACATATGCTTGTACATCTTTAGCTTTTTGGTCAGCTTGCTCTTTAGCTATTTCTTTAATATCCTTAGTGATTCCTGCTTTTCTTATTTTTTCTTCTATTGCAGATTGGAAATGTTGTTGGAATAATGCAACTGCTTCTTCTTCTGTATCAAATACGATATCACCTTTTAAAGCTAATCTACTTCCTGCTTGAGATTCATCTGCATTGTTTCCACTCACTATCATACATCTCTTAATAACACTAGTTCCGAGCATTGGGTCTTCTACTTTTTTCTTTTCTCCAAAAATAATATAATCAACTAATGGATATATTATTTTTTCAAGTCTTTCAGACATTGTTGAAGTATAAGTATCGTAAGGTTCACCTGTTTTTGGTTTTATATTTTTAACCTTAGAGTGGGATATAAATAATATAGCAAATCCTAATTTTTGGATTCTATCTATTTGCAATTTAAAATACTGGTCTAGTTTAGCATATCCTTGTCCAAATGGTAAATCTCCTATTGCAGTATATTTTTGTCCAGACTTTAATGATTCCTTTTTTAACATATAAGGTAAACATAATTCATATGCTTCATTAACAGTATCAAAAACAATTGTTTGAAGGTCATTACCAATTTCTGCTCTATGCTTTTCTAATTTATCGACAAAGGCAACAAAATTATCCCATGAGTTCATGTCCTCTATAAAGTTAACAACTTGAGCATTAAACCCTTTTTCAAATGGTGCGATAATTGCTTTTGGGAACATAGAAGCTATCGTTGTTTTACCCCACTTTGGAGGACACACAAAAATACCTGTATAATCTGTAAAGTTTACCTTTGGAATGTTTCTTTTTACCCCTAATTTACCTAAATCAAAACCCATAATATCAATCTCCTTAAATTTTATTTATATATTTTTAGCCATGTCGTTTAATATATTAGTTAAATTTTTTATTGCATCTTGACCATGTTGACAATATATATCAAGTCCTTTAACCTTTCCTGTTGGTTCATCTATTTTTGTTGCAAAAGCTGACGATGGAACAGTCTTTTTATCAGCATACCAATAATCATTTGGGTCATGATACTTATAATTATTCCAAATATCATTATCCCTATCTGTTTTAGTTTTTGGGGCGATATCTGTATAACTTGGATAAGTATATGGAAGTCTTTCTTCACATTGAATAATTATTTTTATAGGACTATTTTGATTATCTATTTCCTTATTATCTATTGATTTCTGTTTCTCTTCAACTATAGATTTGAGAGAACATATTTTATTGTGTTGACAATTTTCACATATAATCATTTAATCTTCACATCCTTTAATTTATTTTAGTGAGGGGAGTGTATCCCCTCATTTTTAAGAAAATAGATTACTTATTAAAGTAGCAGTATTAGTGTCTGTACTTAATGCTCCATCTTTACTTTCTATAGATGGTGATTTAGCATAGAAATCTTCATCAGTATATTTAGTAACAGTATTTGCTTCTCCACCATTTTCCCCAAATTTTAATGTTGGGGCAATTAATCTTATTTCATTTATTCTTGCTCCTGCTTTCCCTGCTTGATACCTTTGTTTTATTTTTTCAAAAGTAGTTAAACCATAAGCTATCTGTACTTTTTCTGCTTCTGATAAATCCTCTAAAGTTATTTCTTCCTGTTCTTCTCCTTTTGCAAGTTCACATCTCCATTGAGTTTCATAATAAGTATCCGCAGGAATATTAAAGTACTCCTTATATAAATCTAGTACTATTGCTTTCGTAGCATCATCCATTGGTTTTCCATTACTAGAAGCTATTTCAGATAATCTATCCATATCAATAACAAGATTAGTAAGTGGAACAAACTCAGTTGCTTTAGCATCTTTATTCCATGTTGTAGTATATCCACCAATATCAACTTTATTATCGGTACTATATCTTGAATCATCCCATGCAGAATTATTAAATACAAAACTTAATGTAGCTTCTGCTTTATTGACATCTTTTTCTCCTGCTAATCTGATTTTTCTAGGTGAGAATTTAACTGTTGTTTTCTTATTGCCTTGTTTATCTTCAAATCTATTAATTTGAATATTTCCAAAAACACAAATTCTCATATCCTTTTTTAAGGAATTTTTTAATACTTCTACAACATCATATTCTGATAAGAATGTATCAGCTTTATCTTCCTCTGACTCAGTTAGTGTAACTTTTAGTTTTTTGAAATCCATAACACTATTTACAATCGTACTATCAAATCTATCTTTCCACGCTATTTCTAATTTATTTTTATCTTTATCCATTGCATATACTATATTGTCTTTATTAATAAAGTATCCACCCATTAATTCAAGAAAAATTGTATTTGAACTAGAAGTCTTTACTCCAAATTGAACCTTATGATATTTATACCCTTTTTCATTTGTATCTCCACTGTAAAATTTATCTGCTTTATCACTTACCACCGCATTACCTATTAATGTACAAGTACCGTATAAACTAGTTATTTTTTCTACCATAAAATCACTTCTCCTATTTTAATTTATTGTTGTTAAGTTTGAGTCTTCATTAATTATAAAATTTTTAAAATCTATATTTGTAATTAATGAATAATTAAAGTCTATTGCAGAGCAATACCATTCAGCATCTTCTGATAAAAGAAATTCTTTTGCATCTTCTCTAAGTTTTTTATTCCTGCTGTTTAAATCCATCAATGCATCATAAACTACTTGAACCATTAATGTTTTGTAACATTCATCATGACACACTACCATCCCCTCTTCCTTTGCTATAACTTATTATACCATTTATACTTAATTTTGTCAAGGGTTTTTTGTAATATCTTGTCGAAATTTTTGTTATAATGGAGAATGTTTTCTCCATTATAACGGCAATACATTCATTGATAAAACCCTATCTTTGTTCTGTCTACAGTTATATATAAATATCCCCACGTTTGTTCTAGAACCTGTGTAATAAACTGTATTACCTATCTTTAATTTTAAAGCATTTTTACTTGTATTAACGATAAGTTCAGTATTATTATTAGGATTTATCCCTGCTCCAACAACAACATTATCATCTGTTAAAGCCATTCCCTTTACCCCTTTAGCTGTTTTACTATTAACTGGATTAATACCAAGGGTATTGAAAATAAGGAGTTTACCTTCGGAAGATAATAACATTAAATTAATATCTTCAACAAGTTTATAGACTGCAATAGTTTTACTATTAACATTCCCTTTTGTTACTTTGGTGTTTAGATTATACGCTTCTATATTTACTCTAGATATAAATCCATTTTCATATACTGTTAAGATATTTTCTTTAACATCATATCCTGTCGTTACAACATTAACAATAGATTCATCTTTTAAACCTAATTCAGATGGCAAATATAATCCTAACTGAGAAACCTTATAATCTAATATCTTATGAGCCTTTAACCTATATATATTCCCAACATCTGTAAACACTAAGACATCATCTGTATTTTTACCTTGATATGAACTTATAAAATAATCATCTTCTTTTAATAGATGCTCTCCTGCTCCACGTAAACTTGTTAGTGGTATTTTTTTAAGATAACCATCTTTACTGCAAGTAAACATAACATTATAGTCATCTATAACTTCTGTTAAGACAAGGTCTTCAACATCATATAATATTTCAGTTTTCCTTGGTTGTCCGTATATTTTAGATATCCTATCAAGTTCATTAATAATATCTTCATCTATTTTAGACATATCAGATATTTTATCTGTTAAGTTTTTAATTTTTTCTTCTAATAATTTAATAGGTTTTATTTTTTCAATAATAAAATCATTATTTATATCTTCCAATAACATCTTACGAACTGTATTTACTTGTGTTTCATCTATATTAAAATAAGAACTTAAATTTTTAGTTATATCTTGTTTCTTTGATGTTCTTATAATACTAATTGTTTTATCAATATCCAATAATATTTTTTCTAACCCCTTTAATCCATGAAGTTCTTTATTTAGTTTATCTAAATCGTGTTTAATACTATTAATAAGGCATTCCCTACGAAACTCCAACCAATGAAATAGTACTTGTTTAACATTAAGAACTTTAGGTGAATAATTAACTAAACAAGTCATACTTGCTGTGAATGGATTTTCTAGGGTAGTATTCTTGAATAAAAAGGCTACTACATTTTCAACATTTGCATTTTTCTTAAGTTCAATATAAATATTTAATTCAGTTTTATTTGTAACTTTATTAAATCCTGTAGCATCTTTAACATCAAGAATATCTGTTGTTGCCTTATCTTTTATTAAATCAAGAATCTTTTTTATAATAGTATTTGAAGTAGTATTGTGCGGTATTTCGTAAAATTCAAGAGTATTAGATTTAGGATTATATCTATACTTACTTCTTATTCTTAATTTCCCTTTACCTGTATTTATAATATTATCTAACTCTTTTTTATTATAAATTATCTGCCCTCCACTAGAAAAATCTGGACATTGTAAATATTGGGTTAAGTCTACTTCTGGATTCTTAATATATTCTTTTGTAGCAGAACAAACCTCTATTAAATTAAAACTAGGGAAATAACAACTCATACCTACGGCAATACCTTCCGTTTGTTTAACTAAGATATTTGGAAATGAATTAGGTAAAACTAATGGTTGCCTATGCTCTTTTTCACCAATAAATTTAACAATATCTTTATTAATATCTTTAAATAATTCCATTCCAAATTTACTTAATCTAACAAAAGTATATCTTGCATCTGCTGGACTAGCACTAGAATATTTTTTACCAAATGCTCCTTCTCCATCAATATAACCATGTAATTGACTTTCATTATATTCGGTTAATTTAGCCATTGCATCATATACTGAACTGTCGCCATGTCCATGAATTGTTAAAACATCACCAACAACAGTTAAACTTTTCATTCTTTCAACATCTGGGAAAGATTTATTATCATATAATTTAAATAATATTCTTCTATGCACTGGTTTTAATCCATCTCTTACATCTGCTAATGCTCTATCAATGAGTGTTTTCATTGCATAAGGAAGAAAGAATTTTACAATTGCTTTCCCTACTTCCCATTTTTGAATATTAACATTACTCATGTTCTACCTCCTAGTCTTCATAGATTGAATAATCAAAATATTCATGTCCATGTTTTTCTATATATTCTCTTCTATCAGTGGAATCGTCATCAAGAAACATTTCTAATAATCTTATTGCTTCTGGCACATCTTCCATAGTGATAATTTTAACTCTTCTGTTTTCTTCATGCATTACTGTATTTGCCATTAGTTGAGTATTAATACCTCCAAGACCTTTAAATCTTGTTTCTGTATAAGGCATTTTTAATTTTTTTAATATTTCTGCTCTTTCCATTTCACTATATGCAACATATTGAAAAACTCCCTTTTGTTCTGTTGGTAAACAAAGCATATTAGGTATAATTTCTTTAGTTACAAATCTATATAATGGTGCTTCTAATATTTTTAATCTACCATATGTGATTATGTCTGGCATTAACATATAACACATTAATATAAACAAACATCTAATATGGTATCCATCATCATCTGCATCTGTCATAACATCAAATTCACAAAAGTTCATATTGTTTATATTGAACTTTGGTAATCCTTTTACTGCCTTACCTTTATAAGTAACCCCTGCTCCATTAATCTTAACTATACTTTTTATTTCTGCATTAGCTAAAATATCATCTATATTCTTTTTTAAACAATTCATTATTTTACCTTTTAATGGTAGGATAGCATCATATTCTGGATTTCTTGCACTCTTAACAGCATCTAAAGCAGAATCTCCTTCTAAGAAAATACATTTTCGTTTTGTTTTATCATTGCTTTTTGATGCCACGTATTTTTCTGGACGAGAGAAAACATTATCTGATTGTGATTCTAATTCTTTCCTTGTTTTTTGTCGATTGATATCTGAATTTTCTCTTACTCTTTTGTTTATAAGAACTTGCATACACATTTTTTCAGCTTGGTCTTTGTTTTCGATAAAGTAAATTTCAATAAAGTCTTTTATAATAGTATTTAAAGCAGTCTTATAATGTCCATCTAAAGTTCTTTGTTTTGTTTGATTTTCATATTCAACATATAAACTTCTAACATCACAAACATAATTTAATCCTATTAAGGTATCGTCAAGTTTTATATACGATTCTACTTTATTTTTTTCTTTTTTATATTTATCATTATCTTTTAACCAATTATGAATAGCATTTTTTAGTCCCATTACAATACCTTCTTGAATTGTTCCGTATAGAATTAAATCTGCGGTATTTAAAAATTCTTTTCTTATATCTTGATTATTATCATTAGAATATGCGAAAATCATATTAACACTTATTGGGTCTTTAACTTCTTGTTCTTTGTAAATTATATCAAATACCTTAGATGTTTGTAATACAACTGGGGTACATACAAAATTTTTATCTTTTGCTATTGTTCCAAAATAATCAACGATACCATTTTCATAATAAAAAACTTCTTTTTTATTAGAAACTTTATCTTCAATTATAATTTTTGCATTTGCTAAAGATGCTTGTCCTTTTGCTATTTCACATATTTGTTCAAATGTAAACTTAGGTTTTTCCCAAACACTTTTATCTAATTCAAATAACATTTTAGTATATGTCTTATTTGATTTACCATTAACTATTAGATTATTCACTCTATCTCCTTTATGATAGCTTACCGTATATATATTCGTATTTGGTCTAGCTATTTCATATTGGATATTTTCACATGTCATAGATAATGTCCATAAGAAGATACCGTTTTGTCCTACTGTATCTTGAGCATTATTATATTTTGTTCCTGCGAATGGTTTTTCAAATATTGCTTCATAATTAGCCATTCCATTAGAAGCAACTCCTTCTACTGGGATACCCTTACCACTATCTTCATATTCAATCTTATTTGAATCATGTAAGGTTATTTTAATTGTGTTTAGTTCGTTTTTAGGGAATACATCTAAAGCATTTCCTATTAACTCTTTAATTACATTAATATAATTGTTTGCAGAACCATGAAAGACATTTATTCTTGTCCTCGCTTGTTGCTTATCAGACAATACTATTACTTGTTCATCTGCCATGAATTTTTTCCCCCTATCTCGCTATTGTAGTATATACTATAGTATATGGTCAGTGGTAAGGATTGTTACCACTGGCTATATTTACATTATACTACAAATTTCTACATTTGTCAACAACTAAAAATTAAATTTAACATTTGATGTTATAATATCTACAAGCAACACTAATACTAAAGAAATTCCAAATGTAATTGCTTTAATTCCAAAGTAAGTTGCTATAATATTAAACAAACCCATTACTGCCCAAGCTTTTAAAAACCATATTATAAAAAACGTTAAAATAAAATATACCATAATATCACTCCTTATTTTTTTCAGCAATAAATTCTTCTATCATAGGGTCGTCTATTTCCTTAGCACATTGCCAACATAAAAAAATATATATATTATCAGACTCCTCAGCCATTTGTATTGCTTCTTCTGCACTATTTGCTTCAAATTCACCAACATATTTTGTTCCTGTTACTTTACCATAAACACTATATTTAGCCATACAGTTACTCCCTTCCCCTCCCATTATTTTATTTTCATCAATAACGCAAGGTATATTAATTTTATTTTTTGGTTCAAATTTATCCATTCAATATCACCTTTAAAAATTAATTATTAAATTTTATTAAATATCTCTAGGGTTTGATTTAAGTCTCTTTTATTTATAAATACTGCTTTATCACCAATTAGAAACTTAAGCGTCCAATAATTTTCCCCATCATTCAATATAGTTATTTCAATATCTTCTTTTATAACTTCTTCTGCTCCCTTTTCAGCGATTTGTCCCTCAAGAATTATTATTTTTTTCATAATATCACCTCTTTTATTTTGTTATACATATTGGAAATACAAACTAATTATTTATTGCTCTCATGTTCCCAAAGTAGAAAAATAACCATCCACACAACCAAGAGCCATTATTATGTCTCTGTTCCTTATGTGGGTATAACCACATATCAACAAATGAAAACTGTACAAAATAACCATTCATAATATCGCTTTTTCGATTGTATAAATGAATACCCAAAGTACCTCTTTTGTGGAACAATCCAACAAATTGCATAAAATCACCTCTTTTTATTCGCAATATTCTTGAATTGTTCATTAACTCAATACTTCACTATTTAAAACTTTTATCACTCCATTGCTGATTTTATAGGTAGTTTTAACGCTATAATCTTTTCCATTTGACCAATCAACCGATATACAAAACTTCTTATAGGTCTTTTTTAATGTTTTGAAAAGCTTATGCCTTTTGCTGAGGCAGGCCTTATGAATTGCTCTGATAAATGAGGTTTTTCCATTCTTTCGACCACACATCATAATGTGCTTATTAAAGAACTTGAAACGCTCAGTTGTTATCTTATTTCTTTTCTTAATTTGCCTTTTATTCAAGATTTCGCCCCCTTTTAAATTAGTGAATAATATAATCAAAAAATGAACTATCGTCTTAATTTATCAACTACTCTTTTAGCACTTCCTTGACCGTTATCTCTATCATATAACCATTCATCAAATTCAACATCTGAACTTAAACTTATTTTCATTACTTTCCCATAAAGATAATCAAAATAAGTTTGCTTTTTAAGTAAATCTGTTGCTTCGCTAATCGTCATATCTTTTCCAGTAGCTTGTAAAAATCCAAATCCCTGTACTATAGAATTATTATATAATTCCTTCAATACTTCTGCTTTACTTAATCCTTCAATATTTATCATTTATAAATTCCTCCTTAAATTTTTTACTTAATTCACATTGTTTATAAAATTCATGTTTTAATAAGTTTTTACGCTGTTTTCTTTGTAATAATATACAAAAATAAGCTGTTTTTATAATATATTTTGATATATTTTTGTATATTATTACAAAACACTAACTGAATAACATATTCAATCCAGTTAAAGTTATTTTCTTTGCCCAATTCTTTAATATTTCACATAAGAATGTATGCCTTGTTAAATTTTCTTGCTTTCTTAATGCAGAATTAATTACAACTGGAGAACCAATATGATATACTCTCTCTTCTGCTCTTGTTATACCAACATATAACAGATTCCTATTTAAAAAGAATGTATGGGCAGAAGGAGTAGCTAAAATAACATACTTGAATCCACTTCCCTGTGATTTATGAATACTAATACAATATCCTAATCTCAATGTTTCTAATTCATCATGTTCATACCAAATTGAGATTTCTTCAAAGTCCACCAATACTCGTTTACCATAAATTTCTCGTATAGTTCCTATATTTCCATTGAATATAGCAACATCATTATATTCTTCGTCTGTTGCATGATAATTGTTTTTTATTTGAATAACCCTATCTCCTTCTCTAAAAATAGTATCTCCATATGTCGTTTGTGCTAATTTATTGGATTCTGGATTTATTACAGATTGAATTGCTTTATTAATTGCAACTGTACCATATGCTCCCTTATTTAAAGCAGTTAAAACAATTATATCATCTAATACTGTTCCCTTTTTTAATAATCCATTTATAACTTGTAAAATTGAACCAATAGATTGATTATCTGGTACAGACAATAAATTATAATCGCTATTTATTCCAAATTGTTTTATACCAACAAAATCATTGTCGATATAACTTTTACCTTCTCTTACGTCTGTAGCTATTTGATATAATCCACCTTCACCATATCTAAATATTTGTGTTAGTGTAATTGTTGGTATTTTACCACTTTGTATCATATCGTAAGCTACATTCCCTGCCCCTACAGATGGTAATTGTGCAGGGTCAAGAATTAATAATAGTCTTGTACCTTTACTTAATGCAATAGCTTCTAATACCTTTCTGAAAACAAGTACATCTGCCATAGATGTTTCATCAACAATAAGATAATCAACAAGCAAAGGATTATTTTTATTTATACCCCAACCAAATGCAGGATTATATTCTAATCCTCTATGGATTGTACTCGCAGGTTTATTCGTATATTTTTTCATTACTTGGGATGCTCTACCTGTTGGAGCAAATAAACGATATGTCTTTTGATAATCATCCAACATATTAATTACTGCTTTAGTTGTTTGTGATTTACCACTTCCTGCAAATCCAGCTAAAATAGCTACTCTGTATTTAGTTAAATTCTTTAATAATTCAGCTTGATTCTCATTTAATGTTTTCCCATCAAAACTTATATATTTATTCGTGTCCATATCTAACACACTATTTGCATCAAGTAACTCCATTAATTTATTACCAATATATTCTTCATGTTCATACGTTTCTTTATTAGCTAGGTAATCATCTTTTTTATAAAAAGATTCCTTGTCCTCTATAGCTTTTTCAAAAAACTCCATTGCTTGTGGTACAATTTCAATACATTGTTTTAATAAATTTTTAATTGTTGTTTTTGTACTTCCACTAGATTCATTTTCATCTAATAAATAACATATACAAGATGTCATTCTTTGCATAGAATTAGTTAACTCTGGTCTAGCTGATAGTATTTTCACATCTGCTGTAATAAATCCTACTCGACTAATACTACATAAACATTTATATGGGTCTTTAATCATTTCTTCTCTTATTTTATCTACAGATGTATATTCATAATATAATGATTTTACCATTGATAATGTCAAATCATATTCTTTAAATTCTGTAATAATATCCATAAGAGAAAAATTTATAATGATTTTTTCTTTAATTTTATTAAATGTAATTTCTTTTATACCTTTAGTTAATTCTAAGTCAACTTCTTCATTATTTAAAACTCTATCAACAATATCTGGATATACTTCTAATAATGTATCGGTTTGTTTCTTCGTAAGTATTTCATATAAAAAATCCCTTATCTGTTTTATTGTTTTAGGTTTATCTCTTGTTATATGAATAACTTTATATTGCCAACCGAATTTAGGATGCTGTTTTGGAAATTCTGTTTCTATTGTATATTCAACATTAGAATCCAACTCAGTAAAATCCCCTACTATTGTTACACTTCCGTAGTTATCATAAAGAAATTTCATATCTCCATTATCACACGATTTAACATCTATCGGATATATTTTGAAATCATCTCCATTAAATATAGGTTTAAATGCAACATATTTTCCTTTAAATTTTATACTTTCCTCCAACGTTATCCCTCCTGTGTTACTCCACTACGAATAATTCCTCCCTCGAAAATAATATTTCTGTTTCATCATTTAGTTCGTAAGGGAATCCTGCTTCTATTCCATAACTTAGTATACCTATTATTTCATATACTGTATTATAGTTATTTTTTATATGTCTCATGTCAGATAGTTTAATATCCATATCTAATAAATTCCATACATCTAATTTTTCTGGGTCATACATAACTTTTGTTCCTATTGGTAAATATTCAATCATATTATCCCTACTTTCCTACATTTAATTTTAACAAATCTTTTTTATATTCTGCTGAATTACATATTTTTAAAGCATGAACTTCAATTTCTTTATTTATCATTTCAGCATCATTATAAACTACTTTAATTTCTGATTGTAAAGTATTCTTTTTCACATCTAGCATAAATAACCTTTCTTTTAAATTAATTATTTCTGATTCAACATTAGATAATTCTGTTTCTTTATATGAAACTGTGTCAGCAATAGTTTCTTTTTTACTTTCTAATTTAATCTTCAATAGTTTAATTTTTTCTAGTAAACTATCAGTCACCACTCTATCTATCTCTTCATCAAATCCAAAATCAATCCGATATAAAGTTATTATAGTTGTATTTGCGGTATCTGTAACTAACACAATATTATCTCTTAACCAATAATTTTTAGTAGATTTATCTCCATTAATTTGCATTGTGCAAATTAGTTGAGCATGTTCAACCATCTTATTAACATTTTCTACTATTTTTTCTCTATTAGAATTTATGTGTTGTCTCCCAGTAGTCATATCTGTTATACCTATGATTCTCTCTACATACCTATCTAAAGCATGATTTGTTACGTTCATTAATATCATCTCCTCTTATTTGTTTATTGCATATACTGCACAAGTTTTATTTGAAATTAAATCTTTTTTCTTACTAAGTACTATAATCTTATTTTGAGAAACTAATTCATTTAATCTAGGATGAACAAAATTCCTTGAGAAATATGGAGTTATACCTTTGTTAAACATTTCCATAGCTAATTCATTTGCCGTTGCTTCTCCTAGTTGTTTTAAGGTATTATAACATTGTTCTTGTCTATTTGGAATTTCTGGTTTAATTTCCTCATAACTTTGGTTTCTTGTTTCTATTGTTATGGTTGATAACATAATAAAACCTCCTTATTATTTGCTTTAGTATGTATATTTCTAGGGACTCCCCTAGAAATATTTTAACTTATAGGAGTATTAAAATCAATTTCTATATTCTTCCTTGATGCTAAATAATCTGATAATGCTACAATAGCATCTAATTTCGTCTTTGGTAAAGGTAATACAACATTACTATACTTATTAGTATTCCATTGACTCATATGACAATTTATACATTGGAATAATATATCGGATGTACCCATACAAGTATTTTCTAAAGCATCCATTACTTTTGTATTTTTACTTAACAATTCGGTAATTATTAATGGATGTTCATGTACTGTGAAATTACTTTGCTCTATACCAGATTTTGCTCCATCATGTAATATTCCTGCTACTATGAAAATATCTCTTTCATTATCTGTAAAATCAAATAATGTTTTAAATTGTATCATATTTAATCCTATTCTCACAAGTGCCTTAGAATGTCTTACAAGTCCACCATCTCCCAAGCAATAACTAGGGTGATATTTACCTGTGCTAGATGCAGGAATAGTGAAAAAATAATCTGGAACAACTTCTGCTAAAGCTACCATTACAGCAATTTTCATATTTGGATTTTTTATTGCATTTATTTCATCATGAAACAATTCTATTTTTTCTTTTGGTGTCATATTACTTCACCAACTTTGCTAAATATTTTTCTCTTTTATTAAGTGCTTTAAGCCGTTCGTCTATCTTAGCATCAAATTCTTTTATTTCCTTATTGATGTTATAATAATCTCTTTTTATTTCAGCTTTCGCTTTTGCTATTTTAAGTCCAGTAACTTCATTATATTCATCTTCTGGTAAACATTTTGCAACACCTTTGAATATTTTATTCCCTTCTTTAACAATATATATAATAGCAGGATAACTATAAATTATTTTACCATTTGGTAATGGTATAACCCTATCTTCTTTTGCATTGAAGATATTCCATGTATTTTCTTTTTTAGTTTCTACAAATTCAAGCATATCACTTGACCAACTATATGACCCATTATCTATATCTAATAAATATCTAACATTTTCATAATCTAAAGAGTTATTCATATAATCTACAATTTTAACTTTAGCTTCTTTACCTTTAAATTCTTTCATTTTAAAAACAAATCCACATCCGTTATATAATTCAGAAGTAACTAAATCTTCTTTTATTTTTACTCTATCTCCAATTATAAATAATTTCTTTCCCATATTATCGCGCTCCTTCGTTTTTATTATTTGATAAAAGTTCTATAATAATATATTGTATAGCTATTAAAGTTTTTGTATCTTTAATGCTTATTTGTAATAATTGATTGATATCAAACCATTCTACTGATTCAACATCAGAATCTTCTACTATTGTACTAACTCCTATTCCATCATATTCAACAACAAATATTGAACTCGTAGCATCACTACTACCACAAATCATATAATATTCTCTAACCAGTTGTGGAACAGATAATTTATCTTTTGGTAAATTACATTCCTCTTGAAGTTCTTCAATAAGAATATCTTCTGGAGATTTGTCTTTATCAATGCATCCAGCAGGAAGTTCGTATAAATATTGCTCAACACAAGGTCTATACTGTTTAACTAAAGCTACTTTCCCCACATTATCTATTACAATTGCAGAAACAGCACTCTTTATGTGTAGCTTTTCTCTTGTGACAGGGTTTCCTTTAATTAAGCTGTCAATTTTTTCAACTTTATGCCAACCATTATAAACTATTTCACTCATTAAATTATCACCTTACCCTTATAATATCATTATTTTGGTTTATTATTTCTGATATATTATTTGATGATACAATAATTGGTATAGGTAATATTTTTTTATAATTTTCATAACTATCTGTAGAAACTACCATAACATAAAGTCCATTTTCATCAACCATACCTACTTTACCTAAATTACCATATGATGTATATTTATTATCTTTTGTTGTAAAACTAATAACATCTCCAACGTTTATATCATATTCTTTTATTGTTGGTATATTTACATTAACTTTAATTTTACCCATTAATATTCCTCCTTACAATAATCCTTCAATTCATTTTTAATCTTTTGCTTATTCTTCTCTTTATTTTCTTCTTCTTCATGAAACCCTGTTTTAAACTCTGGTTTATATACTTTACCTTCTCTATTTAATAATAAATCTTTACCACTTATAACCATAGTACTCTTCTCTTTTTTCTTAGATTTACCCATTTATACCTCCGTTAAAACATCCTTACTTTCATAAACATCATGAAGTTTATAATAAATTAGATTAGGGTCTTTTTTAAAATGATTTATATTATCGTGAGATTGTGCAGGAGATATTCCTAACATAATCTCACGTAGCATAGAGTAATGTTTGTGTGTTTTTGAATGAGCATATTTATGCCATTCCTCCTTATTGTCTTGAATTAACCAGTTTCTCATTTGTGTTGCTGATACTGGGGTTAATGCTCTTGGAACAACTATTCTTAAAGTTGTCCTCATTTCATCATCTGTAAACCAACCATTTACCTTTTCATCTCCAAACATACATACATCTGGCTGTTTACCCATATATTGATTAACTGTATTTAATAAGTATTGAGTCCAATTTGAACTCATATCATGTTTATCAATTAAATCGCTTATTGGTTTAACAATAACTCTATCTCCATAAATTTCCTCAATTAACTTTATTCTTAATTTAATATCGTATGGATTTTCATAAGTGCCGTACTCTTGACTACTTCCAACTAAAACTAATATTCTATCACATATCTGCAAACCAGTATCAATAACACTACAATGTCCTATGTGAATATGTTGAAATCTTCCGATATATAATCCTAAATCTGGGTTAGTTAACATAACATCATCTCCTTATCAATATAACTAGTATTATTAAAAATCCTATAAATAATCCAAATTTTATAATAAGTATTTTTAATAATTCATCTTCAATAGCTTTTTTAATTACTTTAGTATCTTTTTTCTTTTTTAATTGTCTTGGAAAATGTAAATTTTTAGGTACTTTGATTGACACGCTTTGTTTTTGAGTAAATCCAGTTTTGCCCATCGTCAACTTCCTCCTTATTGTAACACTTTAATTTATGTTTGTCAAGGGGATTAACCCCTTGAATTTATTTTATATCATATTTCTCATGAAACGAATTAATTAAAGCTTGTGTTTCTTTTGATAATAATATTTTTTCTTGTGTTGTTTTTTGAGCATATGCCCTGCTCCTTACTTCATCAAAATGTCTAGAATTAACTGTTGCGATATATGCTTCATTACCAGATGGAATATATTCATATATTACTTCATATAAGCCTTCTCCGTCCCCATCTTGAACAACCATGTCGCCATTATTATAAGTTAAATGAACTATATTTGGAATAGATTGTTTTATTGGTTCAGTTGGCACAAGTTTCATTCTTGGTTGACCATTTGAAAAGGCTGTTTTCATTGCCCATCCCAAAGTGTCTCTTTCAAGATTCTTATAAAATCCTGCTCCAATTCCATAATTTACAAAATTAATTGGCACATCATAATCTAACAATTTAGAATCAAATTTCTTAGCTTCTTCAAAAGACATTCCTTCACCAACAATTACCGCACAGCTATTTAATAAATCATTTTCTTTAGCAATTTTATATATTGCTACTGTTTGGTCAAATATATCTCCACTATCTGGTCGCCAAACAACTTTTACACCTTTTGATTTAGCATATTCAGTTAATGGAGTTACCCATTTATTAATTACATTCCATGCATTATAGGTATCTATAACCATTGCTACAATACCTTCTCCTACTTCTTTTGTTGCATCTATAGTATGAATAAAACATTCATATTCATCATCAAATTGTTGAGTTACTTTGTGTGCTAAAGCAGAGATTGAACCCATAACGCCATTTGGCATGTGTTGAAAAACATGAAAATCATCTGTGCCTTGTAAGAACAATGACCAAGCTGTTCCTGCAAAATAAGAATCTTCTAAACTTTTATGACCTCTAAATCCAAAACTATGAAACTTCCATAGAAATCCATCATCATAACCAAATTGATTTTGTCTTTCAACTAAATATTTTTTCATATTAAATGCTTCTGTAGCACATGCACTTGGAAACCAACCATGCATAAGAATTGCTTCTAACCATGTAACCATTTCTCCAAAACCCTTTACTGTGTTTCTTATTTGAGCAAATGGTGTATTGATTGGACAATAAGTCCCTTCTGGTAACATTTCAATCTTTATTGGGATTCTACCATTACACTCCGTAACGACTCTCTTCCACAATTCCTTTGGAAAACTTAATCCTCTTTGTTCAGCTAATTTATCAGCTTTATTTACCATACTCATAGTAATTTTCTTAGAAAGAATACTATTTACAATTTCCTTTAGTCCATATAATATCATTGGGTTTGCTCTATTATACATATGAGAAACCTCAAAATCTGTATTTACTTTTAATCTTTCATGGGAAAGATTATAAACATCTGTTAGCATTATTGGGTTCTTTCTTATATCTCCTAACATATTATCCCTCCTAAACTTCTAGTGATAGACTTAATCTATCCTTTAATATAACTTCTTTAACAGGTTCTTGATAAAATAAACTTCCATTACTTATTCTCTCTTCTAATTGTCCAAGACTTTCATAATTACTTACTATTTTAATATTTTTTAAATCTAATAAACTAGCTTTATAATTATAACCTTGACAAGATTCTACTATCATATATAAACTTCCACCTGTTGTTACTAAAACATCACCATAAGCTAATTTGCATGAGTTTTTTGTTGTATCAAAATTTATCTTCATATTATCATCCTCCTAATATCTATTCTTTCTTTTTATTATTCTATAAATAACATATATAATAATTATTAAAACAATCAAACTAATTATGTCCCATAAAACTGACCTAACTCCTCCGTATACTGGAGCATATCCTCCACTAGTATATCCATCTGCATAAATTGGTCTATTATCATTTGTTACTGCTCTATAAAACCAATAATGTGACCAAAAATTATTCCAACTACTACCACTATTATCATAATAACCATTGGTATTATATCCTGCGTTGTATCCACTAGAATTATTTGAACTTTGAGTTGACGTAGTATTTCCAGAAGTTAAACCAGACGAACTAGGTTTAACCGATATAGCTGAACCACCTGTTACTGTTGTTCCAGAAGAACTTGGCTTAACTGTAGTTGAAGTTGAACTGCTCGGTTTAGTAGTTGTACTTGTACTGGGTTTAGTGGTTGTACTACTACTTGGAGCAATAGTTGTGGAAGTAGAAGGTTTCGTAGTAGTTGATGTGCTAGGTTTTACAGTTGTAGACGTTGAAGGTTTTGTCGTGGTTGTAGACGTACTTGGCTTAATGGTCGTAGTTGATGTTGAAGGTTTAACTGTACTAGTACTTGTACTAGGTTTTGATACACTAGTTGATGTACTAGGTCTACTAACTGAACTGGTACTTGGTCTACTTACACTCGTTGATGATTTTGCAAATCCAATTTCACCTGTAAACATAATTAACATTATGGTCGTTATAATTGATACTAAAATCTTATTACCTTTTTTCATTTCCCCACACTCCTTAATTTATATATTTCTATATGCCATTATTTTTGATTTTACTACAGAAGTCCAAATAGTTGATTCAACTCCTTTATCATCAACTACAACTTCTGGAACAACGAAATCTAAACCATCTGGAATTTCAGTTAATGCTTTCTTCATTTCCTCCCAATTATAAGTTGTGAAAATCAATGTTCCACCATCCATTACTAATATTACTTTACTCATAATACCATCTCCCTTTGTTTTTATTATTTCTCTTGACTACTATTATATTATAACACTTTAATTTCTTTTTGTAAACTATTTATTATCGACATCTTTCGACTTTATTTTAAGTATTTTGACTTTATCCTAAGTAATTTAAAAACTGTTTCTCCTGCTGATAATTCTAAATCTGCTATTATAATAGCTATATCAATTACAGTTATACCTATTATATTTATTACTGGGATTAATATAAGCACTATTAAACCTCCCACAAAATCTCCATCAATATCATATGGGTCTACCCTTTTAAGTCCTATTCTTAATATAAATAATGAAATAATTATTGTAACTATCCATAATAAAACAAATATCATCATATTATCTCCTCCTAAATATTATAAATTAATTTTTTGTTTGTTGCCCATCTAGCAATAAATTCTTGTTCTACTTTTGTAGTTGGTCTATTATATTTCCCTTTAGTTTGTTTAATCTCACCATTCCTTACTTCTATCGTTACTAGACTATCTTCTGGCATAGTTTTATATCTCATAAAATAAATTTTACATTTACTTGATATAATATCATCAACATAAGAAGCTACACAATGACTGAGATTAGTGCCTTCTGCTACAACATCTTTAACTGATTTTGGATTTATAATGGTATAATTTTCATAAGTATATAATAACTTAAGATACTCCTCTTTGTCAACTATATTTTGCAATTTTTGTTCTTTTATTTTATCTTTGTTTGTATTGTAATTCATCAAGGTTATATCATGCATCTTTTTTAATGATTCTGGATATTTGGTATATTCATGTTTCAAGTCTATACTCATACGAATATAATCACGTAATAAGATACTAGCATCCGAAGGTGAAGAAATACCTTGTTGAAGTTTAACTTCTCTTGTTAAATAAGTACAAAGGTTTATAATGTTATTATATTTATATTCGGTATATAATTCAATTAAAGTATCACAACAATTAAATAAACTAGCTATACGAGCTTCTTCATTAAATATTTTAATGATTATTTTAAATTTATTGATATCGAAAATTTTAGATAAATTATTGAGTTTAATTATATTATAATTGTCTATTTTAAAACCGTTATTTAATAATACCCCTAAAGAAAATTTAGATATTCCTATCATATCATTAACTTTTGTTGCTCCCTTTGAAATATTCCTAATTATACTATCAGACATATTCCATATATCAGATAATTGAGTATAATTCATGCCATACATTCCAAATACTTGTATAAATGAATATTTATACATTAATCTATACAATGCTCTTAACCTTTTCGTAGATAACTCATAATTCATTCTTCCTAATCTATAAAATGCAGTTTCATAAACAGCTTTATTTTTTTCAGTTGCTATTGCATTAAGAAGTATTTTCTCTGGAATATTTTGAAGTAAATTATTAAGAAGATTATTTCTTTTATTTGTATCATAAGATATTTCAATGTTATTTTTCATTATTTTGAATATATTATTTTTAAAACTATATTCAAAACGATAAACAATAGGAATATCTATAAATTCTAAAGATTTTCATTCTTCAACAACACA